CTCCCGGAGCTTGCTCTGGAATGCCTTGACGTCGAAGAGACTGTCGCGTGCAGACTCGATGAACGACTTGACGAGGTCGCAGGACTCCTCGAACGGAAGCTCTCCGGAGCCGACGCACACGCCGGAGAAGAACCCGTAGGCGACGGTGTAGCCGTGCTTCGAGAGCTTTCCCGAGGGAAGCATCTGGAGACGACCGCAGGCTTGGCAGTGACCACGATATTCGGACTTCATGGCGTTACCTCGTGGCGCGAAGAACGGCCTGACGAACCGCATCGCGCTGTTCGGCCGGGAGTTCGTTGACGAGCTTCGAGAACTCTTCGAGGAGGGAATACCGCAAGGGGTTGCGGATCAACGCCTCGACGATTTCACGCATTCGGCTGTATCGCTCCTGGCCGATAAGCTCGATGACCGCGAGGTCTTCGGGACGGTCGTGCTTGGCGATTTTTACCATCGGCGTGCTCCTAAAAGAACTTGCACTCAGTCGGAACGGGCTCCTAGAACCCGAGGAAGAGGATCACCCGGTCGAGCACCAGGATGCTGGAGACGACCGAGAGGAGGAAGAGACCGAACTTGGCGAAATGCAGGATTTTGGTCATTATCGGATTCCCTTCGAGGCGTCCTGACGAGCTTCTTCGGCCGTGACGAAAGGACCGAACGGTCCTCCGCCAATCGGGCAACCCTTTACGCACCAGTACCAGCCCATCGGGAGCTTGTACACGTCGATTTCCACTTTCGACTCGTTCGCTGCGTTCTTGGTCATGAGAAGAGTCTACGTCCGATTAAATCGGCCTACAACCACGAACTGGGAGGAAAAGTCAAAAATCTGCCGAATGCCCTGCGAAAGTCCGTAACCTGTTGAAACGAAACGGATTAAATTATCTTGACGGAGCCTTCGGGAGGGCGTATCGTTTTTATCCGTCCTCGGGGTGGGTCGGCCAGCCCTGCAAGTCGACGCGCCACACCCGGTGGGTCGAGCCCCGACAACGGTTCCAAACGTAGGGTGTTACGTGCCGATTCCTGATGGGTCGTTCTATTCCTGGGTCCTCGCCCAACGCTCGCAACCCGGTCTCCTCGGAGACACCGCCCGAGACCTCCTCACCAGCCATCCGGACCTTCCGAGGTCGGCACGGCGGCTGACGGTCTTCCTCCGCTCCTGCAACGGTGATACGGTCCTCCGAGACCGGGTCAAGGTTCTGCACGCTGCATGGCGGAGGACCGTGCGATGACCACTCGGTTGAAAGCTCCTCGAACGGTCCAGGAGTGGGCCGCTGACTACCTGCGTCGAGGGTTCGAAGTTCTCCCGCTGATCCCAGGCACGAAGAAGTCTGACAACGAGAAGTGGATGTCCATGACGTTCGCTCCCGAGGACTTCAAGGAGGGCGACAACCTCGGCATCCGTTCGGTCAAAGGCCTGACGATCATCGACGAAGACTGCCCCGAAGCGGTGGCGTGCGCGGAGACGTTCCTCCCGCCGACTGGCGCGGTCTTCGGTCGAGCCTCGAAGCCTCGCAGCAAACGCCTCTATCGGTCCTCCTTCGATAAGATCATCGCCTTCAAAGACACCGAGTCAAAGCAGACGTTGATCGAGATACGCGTCAATCATCAGGATATGGCGCCGCCATCGGTGCATCCAGACGGAGAACCATTGGAGTGGGACGGCGGATTTGGCGAACCGTCGACGGTCGATGGGCCTGTGTTGTTACGAGCCGTGCGCTTGGTCGCTACGACCTCGTTGATCTCCCGCTACTACAACCCTCCGGGTGCGCGCCATGATTGGACCCTCGCGTTGTCGGGGTTCCTGCGGAACCTCGGGTTGACCTTCGAGGAGTGCCTCAAGGTGCTCCAAGCGTCAGCCGCGTGGGCCCGGGACTCGAAGGTCAACGACCGAGAGATTGAAGTCCGGTCGACGTATAACCGGCCGGATGATGATCCGCTGAAAGGTGCCAAAGAACTCCGCGAGACAATGGAGACAGGCAAGACGTTCCTGTCCTCGCTGAATAAGATTTGGGGCTCCTCGTCCTCTGCGTTCCTCTACGATGCGAAGGGTGAGAAGATTCTCGCCAACTCCCAAGAGAATATCCGGCGTGCGTTGGTGCGACTCGACGTGGATGCGAGCTTCGATGCGTTCGCGCAACAGCCGCTCGTCAAGTACAACGGGTATCAAGGACCGTTGAACGACCGGATGGCGACGCATATCTGGTTGCAGATTGACGAGCGATATCACTTCCGGCCCACGAAGGAGTTTTACCTCGATGTTTTCGTGGACCACTCCGGGAAGCACGAGATTCACCCGGTGCGGAGTTATCTTGAGAAGCTTGAATGGGATAAGACGCCTCGCATCGATGAGTGGCTCATCCGCTCCGCCAAGGCGGCCAATGCGCCGTTTACACGAGCGGTCTCGGCGCTGTTCTTCCTTGCCGCCGTTCGACGCGTCATGAAGCCTGGCTGTAAGTTCGATGAAATCCTCGTCCTCGAATCCGGGCAACAAGGGCTCCAGAAGTCGACGGCATTGAGACTGCTCTGCCCCGATGAGCGCTGGTTCTCGGATGATCTCCCGCTGAACGTCGATACCCAGGAGGTCATCGAGCGGACCTTGGGCAAGTGGATCATCGAGGCGTCCGACCTCTCGGGGATGTCGCCTGCGAAAATCGAACACCTCAAGGCGATGCTCTCTCGCCAGGTGGATGGTCCAGTGCGGATGGCCTACGGTCGAATCGCAACGGAACAGAAGCGCCAATTTGTAATTGTTGGCACCACGAACTCCTACAATTACCTCTCCGACATTACGGGCAACCGTCGATTCTTCCCGGTGCGCGTCGAGCAGTTCGACCTCGGGTACATTCGAGAGAACCGCGATCAGTTGTGGGCGGAAGCGGTGGTAAGAGAGAAGGCGGGAGAGTCTATCCGTCTCGACCCGAATCTGTACGGGTTCGCCGCCATGCAACAGGAGCGGCGCAGAACGGTCGACCCTTGGGAGTCGGTGCTGGAGAGCGCATTCCCCGAGGAGTATCACCGGCTGGCGCCCAAAGACATCTGGGGAGCCCTCGGGCTCAGCGTGAAGGACCAGACGCCTGGCGCCTCGAAACGGGTGGCCGCGATTATGCAGCTGCATGGGTTCCGTTCGATGACGGTCATGGACGACAAAATGAAACGCGTGCGTGGGTGGGGTCGAGGCTCGAAGCTCCTCGAATCGTTTACGGACAATGATGAAGGAAAGGACGTGTAGAATGAGAGGCCACATCGCGGGGTTGCTCCCGCCTCGTAGACGCAGCCGCAAGATTCCCCTGTACAAGGGTCGAGGACCGAGGTGTATGGTGACCGATAAGGGGCACGGAGACCCCTGTAATACTCCGGTCTTCGAGAAGGGCCAGATCAAGTGCTGGATTCATCGCGGAGGTGACAAGTGATCATGGCGTTTCCTTGGACCCCCGAAATCGGCAAGCGTTACGAGGGAGAACTCAGTATCGGCAAAGCCGGTGAGGAACGACTTGTCACGGTTCCATATGTCGTCCTCCGAGAAGCCACGGCGGAAGAATGGGCGGAGGAACATCGAGACCTCGGAGAGTCCGAGGAGTTCATTCAAGAGAACATCGCCTATCTCCGGCAATATCCGTTGTATGATGTAGGAGTCGACTGATGAGACTGCGACCCGTAGGAATTGCCCTCACTCTGCTTCTCGCGGGAGCTTCGAGGACAGAGGCCACCCCTCTCTTCCTCAACGGCATCGAGCTTCCGTGCTACTGCCACGAGGTCTTTGCGCCCTCGAACCCGGATGATGACCTCGTCCAAACGGCGGAGGAACGTGCCGCCGACCTCCTCCACGAGCCGGAGCCTGAGATTGTCTGCGAGGTGCCTCCGGTTTCGAGGCCAACCCCTCCCCCGCCTCCCCCGGTCGAGACCTCCGAGGCGGCAACGCGGTGGCTTCTCGTGGCGGGTCTCGGGATGTTGGTGCTGATGAATCCGAGGAGAGGACGATGAAGAAGACGAAGGACCGAGGCGTGTTCATGAAGGTGCCGGAACTGGAACGACCGTTGACGAAGAAGCAACTAACCGAGATGGACGACATCGATAACTACGTGAAGGGTGTGCTCAAACCGTTGATCCCGGTTCAGTTCACGTTCCCGTCTCCGAAGATGAAGAAGGGCGCACGGATAAAAGCGCTGGAAACGAGGGTGGAACGTCTGCAAACACAGGTCTCGACCCTTTCACGTGTTGTCAGGGAGATGATTGAGCGGGAGGAACGGAAGAAGAGACGTTGACGTTGATCCTCTCGGACGTATGGACGATTGCCAGGCAGCAGAATGAGCGAGGAACGGCTATGGATGAACGAGCGATTGATGACGCACGAACGGACGTGGCGGTGGCGCGGAACAACTTGGCGCGGAAGCTTGCCGACCTCGAACGGATTTGGAAGGCAAAGGGTGGCGAGGCGGGAGCCTCGCTGTATACGAGGGAGCCGAATGGGCCGATGGACCCGGAGGGCTGCTGCGCGTGCCGTGGGACTGGGAGGAAGTGATGGCGACGGTCACGCAGAAGCGGCTGACGTTCGAATTCAAGAAGGCGGTGAGGACCGCGCACTATCACGGACCTCGATTGAGCTATGCGGAGATGGCGTCTCGTTCGGGGTTCCCGGATGAGAAGTGTTTGACCCAAGCGTTGAACGCTCCTCGTGTGTCCTACTCGGCGCGAACGATTTATCGATTCGATGCCTTGGCACGGCTGATTGGGCATCCGACTGAGGACATTTGGATGCCAGTTAACCACCATAAACCCAGGTATAAATCGTGGTTGTATCGGGGGGAGTCGGGGGAGTAAGCTCCTCGACGTGTCACGCCGCTTAGCTCTCCCGTCGTCGACCGGTCGAGGGAATCCTGTCCGGTCGACCTTGGGACTCGGGCCTGACAAAAGGCCATTCGTTCTCCGTCCTTCCTCCGTTTTCCCCACCTCCTCGGTCGAAACGCTCGAAAGCTCATAGTAACTTTTGGTAACGTTGAGTAACGTGTGGCGTAACTTCGTTACGAGTGGCGGAGCCATGGCGTAACGCAGTAACGGAGTAAAACATGGTTCCTAGAGTACTTTTTGGAGCCCTGTGTCCGTTTTTTCCCTCTAGAGGCTGAGTTACTCCGTTACTGCGTTACTCCGAGGGAATCTCAAGAATTACTAGTTACGTAAAAGTTACTGTTAGGAAAGTCCTGGGAAAGTGGTAACGGACCCAGTTTTTGACCCCATTTCTTCCCCTCGGCTATCGGAAGGAGCGGTGGTCCCGGAGCCCGGTCACGATTTTCCTTGACTCAACGGTAGCCTCCTCGTTTACCCTTGAGCCCAGCGGGAGGGCTCCGGCTCTCTCGCTCTGTTCCTACCATGCCAGAAGTTCGCATCAAGGCGACGTGCGCCTCAATAAACTCCCACGGTGACCATTGTCAACGAGAGGTCGCCAAGTGGGGAGACCTTTGTGGGTCACATAGAACCGATAGACGACGTTGTACCCATGTGTACGCCGATGGTCGCCAATGTGACTCCTTACCTATACATGGTGGTGATGTTTGTATCAACCATGGCGGGAGGGCTCCTTCCACTCGCAAAGCCGCCAACATGCGGCTCCTCGCCATGGTGGAACCCGCGCTCAATTGCCTCGAACGAGCGATGGAGTGCGCTGATTGGCCGGTGGCGACACGAGCGGCCATTGCCATCATGGACCGTGCAGGGTTCGGACCCTCGATGCGCGTGACCGTGGACGGCTCCTCGACCTCCGAGTATAAAGAGTTGTCTGACGCCGAGTTGGAACAGCGTGCGCTCCAAGTCCTCGAACGTGTTCGCCAACGTCAGTTGGCGCTCGCAACAAAGCAGTTAGCCGCTGCGCAAGACCAGAATGAACGAACGGATGAGAATGCTTCTCCAGATACCCTGGAGGAGGGTTCCTCGACTCCGTATCGTGAACATTGATCAAATAGCCGACGCTGAAGAAGCGTTTGACTTTGCTTCGGACCTCGAAGAACTCGAACATATCGAGGCGGAGCTTGCGCGCCGCAATCTTTTCCTGTTCATCCAAAAGACCTGGCACGTTGTCGAGCCCAAGAAGGAGTTCATCTCCAATTGGCACATCGAGGAGATGTGTCACCAGTTGGAACGTGTAACCAAGGGAGAGACCTCCCGGCTCATCGTCAATGTTCCTCCAGGCACGATGAAGACGTTGTTGATCCTCGTCTTCTGGCCGGCATGGGAATGGGCGTCTGATCCTTCCCTCCGTTACCTCACCGCGTCATATGCCGCCTCTCGAACGATAGACGCCAACCAGAAGGTTCGCGACATCGTCAACTCTCCTTGGTATCAGAAGCATTACCCGGAGGTCAAGTTCACTTCCGACCAGAATGCTAAGGAGTTGTTCAAGACCGATCAGAAGGGGGAACGGCGTGCGACCTCGGTCGGGGGAGAAGGAACGGGTATCCATCCAGACCGGATCATCATCGACGACCCGATCACCGCTGACGATGCGCGGTCTGACGAAGTCCGGAAGGGCGTCAACGATTGGTTCGATCAAACGCTCTCGATTCGTGGGGCGATCAGGAAGACCAAGATCATCCTTGTCATGCAGCGGCTGCACAAGGAAGACCTTACTGGCCATATCCTAAGCAAGCACTGGAACACCCCAGGGCTCTGGCTACACGTCCGATGGCCGATGCGTTACGTGCCAAGCCGACCACCCAGCGAACAGGAGCCTGAGGGGTTCGTCGCTGACCCTCTCGACCCTCGGACGGAGCCCGGACAACTCCTGTGGCCGGAGGCGTTCACCGAGGAGATGGTGCGCAACCTGGAGTTGACCCTCGGTCCTTACGGAACGGCCGGACAGCTGCAGCAGCAACCCTCGCCTGAGGGAGGCGGTCTCTTCAAGCGTGCGTGGTTCGGTATCGTGGATATGGTCCCCAAGGGGAAGGTTGTACGACGGTGCAGAGGGTGGGATACAGCGGCCACCGAAGGCTCCGGCGACTGGACCTGTGGTGTCCTCCTCGCGGAGGTCGACGGGGTTGTGTACGTCGAGGATGTCGTGTATGACCAGTTGGGCCCGGCAGGTGTCGACGAACTGTTCAGGAACACAGCCAAAGCGGACGGGCGGATGACGATGCAGCGGGAGGAGAAGGAGCCGGCAGCGTCTGGAGTTGCGGTCATCCATGCGCGTGCTCGGCTCCTTCGAGGTTATGACTACGCGGGGGTGACGGTCTCCAAGGACAAGGTCACCCGGGCTCGACCCTTCCGGGCGCAGGCCGAAGCACGCAACGTCTTCCTCAAACGGGCTCCGTGGAACAACATGTACCTCTCTGCCCTCGTGGACTTCCCAACTGGGACGATGAATCATCCGGTCGACGGTTCCTCCTGTGCGTATAACGCGATTGTTGAGGAGCCAATGCCCGTTTCCGCCACGTGGGGTAAGAAGTCCGCATGACTCCAATTACCAAAAGCGGCGTTTCTCTATCGCCCCAAGACATGCGGCAGATGCTTCGGGTGGCGGAGTCTATTCTCCTCTCTCGGGCCCAATTGGCCGGAGATGGGAAGACCTTCCAAGGCAACCGCGACATGTACATCACGCTGGGCTACCGGCGTGATCTTCTCTTCGAGCACTATGTCGCTCGGTTCAAGCGCGATGGGCTGGCCCGTCGAGTGGTCAAGGCGATTGCCGATGCGACGTGGAGGGGTGTTGGCGGAGAGTTAGTCGAGAACGAAGACCCCAACGTGGTGACGCCCTTCGAGGCGGCATGGTTCGAGTTGAGTGACCGGCTCAAGGTTTGGAACGTCTTCCGTCGAGCCGACATCCTCGCGGGTCTCGGTCGTTACGCCGTCATCCTGATTGGAGCCCCAGGCGACTTAGAGAAAGAACTCCCACCCACGATGAAGCCGGAGGACATCTTCTTCCTCGAACCCTACGCAGAGCCGTTTGCGGTCATTTCGAAGTATGAGGACAACGTCCAGAACCCGAGGTATGGGAAGCCGACCGAGTACAACGTCAGCCTCGTGGCCCCCAATAACAAGGTTGGCGCCGGGAACGTCGTTCCAACGGTCTCAAAGCCGGTCCATCACTCGCGGATCATCCACATCGCTGATGGGTTGGAGAACGTCGTGTTGGGGTCTCCGAGGCTTGAACCCTCGTGGAACTACTTTGACGACTTGGACAAGGTCCGAGGTGGAGGAGCCGAGGCGTTCTGGCAGATGGCGAATCCCGCAATGCAATGGGACCTCGACCCGACAGTGACGTTCCAAGAGGGAGAAGAGGACGCGCTGGATGAAGAGGTCGAGAGCTTGATGGACGGGATGAAGCGCCATATCAAGACGCGTGGGCTCAAAGGAACAAAGTTCGCGTCTGACCCGGCCAACTTTGATAAGAACCTCGACGCGCTCATCTCTCTTATTGCTGCGAGTTCGGAGATACCCCAACGTATCCTCATGGGCTCGGAGCGTGGTAACCTCGCCTCCGAGGAGGATAGGAACAACTGGGCAGAACGGGTCCAGGACCGTCGGCAAGAGTTCGGTGGCCCCATCTGTGTTAAGCCGTTCGTCGACAATGTGCTCATCGCTCGAAAGGTTCTCCCCAAGCCGACGCAGTATGAGGTCAGTTGGCCGACCCAACACGATGCGTCGGACGAGGAGAAGGTCAAGCTTGCCCTCGCCATGTCCCAGACGAACCAAGCCAATGCGGCTGCGGGCGCTGGCGTCGTCTTCGCTGGGGACGAGATACGTGACCGAAGCTTCGGGATGGACCCATTGGACCCAAAGGTCCAGGCGGAGATTGACGCACGGAAGCAAGAAGAGAACGCGGCCAAGGCTCCGGTCGTCGACCCGAATAAAGACCGCGTGGCCGCTGAGAAACGGCGGTATGCCCTCGTGGTGAGCGTCAAGAGGCGAACATGGTTGAGGAACAATCGGAGGGCAACAGCAGTATGAACCTCCGCATCGAACACCACCACTATCTGCACTATGACCCTCCAATGCTTCGGAAGGTGCTTGAGGAAGTCTTGGAGACCAAACATCTCACTCAAGCACTAGGGAGACAACTGATGTCGGCAAAAGACGATTTGGCTGCGGCCATTGCGCAGGTGAACGAGAACACGAACGAGATGGCGGCATCCCTCGAAGAGGGCCAGACGGAGACCGCGCGCATTGGAACGCTCCTCCAGAGTCTCATCGACCAGTTGGCGAGCGCCAAGGACGGTCTGACGAAGGAAGAGGCAGCGGACATGCTGACCCAATTGCAGTCGGCTCGGGACTCCCAGCAGACGGTCGAGGACAAGCAGCGTGCGCTCGTGGAAGCGCTGAAGGCCACCGGAGCCGACGGCACGATCACGCCGGTCAATCTGTAGGCCATCGAGAGCCCCGCATATGGAATACACAAAGCCGTGCCCACGTGCGGGGCTCAAACACTGTACGGGAGTCATTCGAGCGTCCAAGGCTTCAGAGTTACGAGTCCGACAATCATGTTGCCGAGGGTGTTCCAACGCGGGTCGCATGGGGACTCCGCCCGAAATTGGAATTGTCTCGATGGTGGAACCGGTCGTCGTGGGGCTCCCTCCAATTACTCCCATGGCCCCGTTGCCGTGGCTCCTCGAACGGGTGCGGAGAGCGAGTCGGAAGCTCAACGTGATCCAACAGGATGTCCATCGTCGACACGCGGGTGGAAATTCTTCGTGGTGGGAATGCTCTCATACGCAGTGTGTAGCGGCTCGACTCGTTTGTAGTGAACTCGAAGTTAACATTGTCGAAGAGGAATCACATGAAGAACGTGCTACTGATCATCGGACTTCTGCTGTCGCCTAGCCTCGTACAGGCGCAGACGATTGATTGTGACGCTCCGGCGCCAACCGTTCCGACGAACATCACGACTGGTCGACCCTACACCGTTGCCTATTGCATTCCGTCGACCGTGACGATCACCAATCCCGACTCGACGACCGATGTCGTACAGAACCGGGTGGACGGCTACTTCACGAAGCTCGATACCAACGCGGAGGTGAACCTCCCGGTCTCCCAAGTCACGACCGGCACCCCGTCTCCGACGTTGAAATTGATCCCGGTCTCGTTCCGAACGTCCTCGGGCGTTGCGAAGGGCAACCACCAGATAGCCGTTCAGGCCTACAACTTTCCGCTCAACCCCGATGGAACGCCCAATACAACGGGCACTCCCCAGAGAGCGGCAGCGGTAGTGATCCCTTTCGTCGCAACTGACGCGGTGCTAACCGGAGCCCCACCGCCCGTTCAGAAAGGCCGGATCATCCGGTGAGACGGCTCCTCCTCGTCTTGTGGGTCGTCTGGGTGGCCGGGTGCGCGTCTACGCCTCCGGTGACCCAGGGCCCAACCAGCGACCCAGCCCGAGTTGCGGATGGCTTCCGGGTGACGCCGATGGAGTCTCAGTTGGAACATGGTCGGCTGCACGGTGGCGCGGCTTCGGACCAAGTTGCGCGGGTGAACCTTACGGTCGGAGGGGTGACGGTTACACAGACGGTTCCCGCCAATACACCGCTTGCCATCGAGTTCGATAGCCAGGATACGAGGTGGGTCGGGCTCCCAGCGGCTGATCGTTGGTATCTCGTAAAGCTCGATGGGGTCCAACAAGCGCACGCGGGGGTGCTCGTGGAAACGTCTCCCGCCCATTTTCGAACGCCAACGAATGCGTATGTGTTCCCTCCGGGCTCCCATACGGCGGAGGTCTCCCTCGTGTATCCGGCATCCCAGGTCGTCGAGTGTGCACCGGGAACCCCGGGATGCGATAACAGTTGCACGGTCGGCCAGGATTGTTACGGCCAACCCACTCCGGTCTCGGTCCAGGCGACCTCCGCCGTGTTGACTGGGGCTCCGCCCTCGGTTACCAATGGGCAGGTGGTCCGGTAGATGGCGATTGACGTTCTGCAATTCACCGGCGCAACGAGGTCGGGGAGCGGAGCTACTCAGGCGTTAGCCTTTGTGAGTAACGTAACGGCCGGGAACCGTCTCGTGGTTTGTGTTGCGCGGTTTCAAGGCGGAGCCGGTGATGGAACGGTTACGGACTCCCAAGGCAATACGTATACCAAACATATCAGCGAGGTCACTTCCGCGAATCAAACCTCTCAGATATGGAGTGCTATTGCCGGGGCGTCGGGCGCGTGTACCGTGACGTTGACTCCGCCCTCGGCTACTCGGATGGCGATGGGGATTGCCGAGGTCTCGGGAACGGTCTCGGTCGGGAATACGGTTCACGAGGCAGGCGGAGGCTCGGCAACGATCACTCCGGGCCAAATCACCGTCGCGCATAACGCAATTCTTTTCGCCACGCTTCGAAAGTCGACGAGTGCAACGATCAACTGTCAGACCGGGTGGACACAGATTTACGAGGACGAGTCGAGCACCAACGTTTGTAACAATAGCATGTACATGTTAACACCTGTTGGGGATACACCGCTATGGGGCGTGTCCGCTGCAGACGCGGGGCATACCTGCGTGGGGGTGGCCTTCGAGAGTAACGACGTTACGCCGACGTTGCCCTTGACGGGTCTTACGGCCCACTATCGGGCGCAGGTGACCACGGAACTTTTCAAGACATTTGATAGTAGTGGCATTCATACGGGAACTCCTGTTGATGGAGATGCGGTCCAAGTTTGGGATAATTTCGCAGGCACTGGGAGTCTTACCCAGATGCTGCGTTATCATTCTAGCACGACCACGTCTCCTCTCTTCCGGAGTACAACCCCGTTGATGCTCCATAGCTGTCTCGATTTCAACGGCTCCCGTCGGCAAAGCACGTTTAACCAGACAGCCGGAGCGACACGCGTTCTTAGTAGTTACATTAACAACAACGCGTTCACGCTCATTGTCGCCGTCTACCCGCAGGGGATCACGACAACCAACGCGAACGTCTACAACACGGAGCCTGTGATCGCAGACGTAGGCCAGTTCTGGGGGTTGTTCTTCCGCCTCGTCTCCGGGGTGCCGAAGGTTGCTGGGTACAATTGGGACGGAACCGAAGACGTGATCACGATGACGATCACGACCGGGCATACGTGGATTGTCGTCTTCCAACATACCGGGGGCAACCTCAAGCTTTCGTTGATTGATGAGAACGGCGTAGAGACCTCGGCGACAAACGTTGCAAGCGGGAACACGACGACGCTCACCAATCAGATTTCGCTCGGTCAAATATTGACGGCGTTCGGGAACTTTAGAATTGGGGAGTTTGCTATTTGGAATACGGACCTTTCTGGCGGATCAGACCTCGCAAACGCTAAGGCCTGGTTCAAAGATAATTGGTTGGACTTCTCAAAGGGAAAGCCGGTCAAACCGGGGGATAGTGGAGGAAAGAAAGATCCTCCAGGTCTATCTAAGAAGGACAACCCGAGAGGTCGAGAACGACGGGAACTACAGTCCAAACTCTCTCGACCCTATGACCCGTTCTTTGGATAGGAGTCCCAGTGTCCGCTAACCGATGCCGTATCTACAAGGAGACCGAGATTGCATGTGCAGCCGCAACAACGGCAAAGACCATGCTTATGGTCACGGCTGCGGCGAATATTGCGTTGACCATCCTTGATTGGTGCATCTCGTTCGACGGTACATCCTCGACAGGTGAACCCATCCTCGTGGAGTTGGCGAAGTTCACGAGCAACGGAACATCGACCGGTAGTGCACGTGTCTCAAAGGTCAATGGACGGTCGGAGACGCCGCAGTTCACGACAGGATACAACTTCACCGCAGAGCCCTCGATTGATAACGATAACATCTGGGACGTGCAGGAAATCCATCCACAGACGGGTGTTGAGTTCCGGTTCCCGGTGGACTTCATTCTCGCAGGGTCAGAACGTCTTGGTATCCGGGTCACCATCCCCTCGGGCGGCACGGTCGTGAACTGTCGTCCTCGGATGACGGTCGAGGAGTAAATGCCCAGTCCTGGTTACGGTACACGGCGACTTTCGAAACGATGGGGGCCCATCGCGGGAGCCCTTGTCATCATTTCGATGTCGGCGGAGGCTGGCGCCTATACATTCACCGGGAGCAACGCCACTCTTCGCGTTACGCGGAAGATCACGGCCAACTCGGGCTCCTACACCCTTACGGGCTCCTCGACAGGCCTACGGGTGTCAAGGCGCGTGGCGGCCAACTCGGGCTCCTACACCCTTACGGGCTCCGCCTCGGGGCTGCGGGTGAGCCGGAAGGTCTCGGCGGGAGCCGGGAGCTATACACTGATCGGGTCGACCGTCGAGTTCACGCGGTCTGGCCGGTTGATTGCCTCTTCGGGCTCCTACAATTTTGCAGGGTCGGATGTTCGGCTGCTTCGGTCGTATCGGCTTGTAGCGGAGGCGGGAGCCTACAACGCAACGGGTTCGAATGTATCCTTCCGGTTTGGCGTTACGCTCCAAGCGGCTCCGGGCTCTTACAGTGTGGCCGGGTCGGATGCCGACCTCTTGGTCCAGCGTCGACTTGGGGCGGAGAGCGGAGAATACACCCTCACCGGTCGACCTGTGAGCCTCATAGCAACCCGAGGGGTTCAAGCCGGAGCCGGAGCCTATCTCCTCACCGGTTCAGATGCGGGATTGGTGCACAATCAGCGACTCGACGCAGAACCGGGAGCGTATCTCTTCACCGGTCCCGACATCGTCATCGAGATTGGATGGCCTCCCGTTCCTGTTGTGGTCGTGGTTCCCCCGTCAGATACGGTAGTCATAACGGCTCCCTCGGAAACGCTTGATGTTGTACCTCCTGCCGACGATACGACCGTCCAGGCTCCTGCGGACGATACGACCGTGCTTGCGGAGGAAGAGTCTTTGACCATCGTCGCAGAGTAAAGGATCAACATGGCGTCTTTCAACAAATTCAACCAATTCATCGAGGACTTCGGCAATAAGGTCCACGACCTTGTTGGAACGGCCGGGAGCGGAGCCGACACGCTCAAGATTCTTTTGACCAACGCGACTCCCAACGCGGCCACATGGGCCGTGCGTGCGGATGCTTCGGAGTTGAGCACGGCAAACGGTTACACCTCGGGCGGAGTGAGTATCGCCAATGTCGGGTCGAGGTCGGGCGGAGTCCTGACGGTCGTCGGAACGGATGTCGTGATCACCGCCTCGGGCGGACAGATTGGACCGTTCCGGTATGCGGTGCTCTACAACGACACGCCCACGTCGCCTGCCGACCCGTTGATTGGCTGGTGGGATAAGGGCTCGGCGGTCACGCTCGACGACGGTGAGATTTTCACGGTGGACTTCGGCACGGAAGTCTTTACGCATCAATGAGCACCGTTACCGTTTCACCGGGCGATCAGGTTACGAAGGACCCATTTGATTGGGTCGTCTACGTCTTCGACTGGGACACACTGTTGCCCACCTCGACGACGTTGGACGACGTGGGGACTTTTACGATCACGGTTGCCGGGCTCTTGCCGGAAGACCCGATCACGTTGGAGTTGGACCAACAGACGCGGTTGACTGGGAATCGCAAGGTGCAGTTCCGGGTCAAGGGTGGAGCCGAGGACATCGTGTACAACGTCGCCCACGCGGTCTCGTTCAACTCGAACCCGGCACAGAAACGGGAAGAGAGTTTTAACATCTGGGTGACACAGAAATGACCCAAGAGCTTCGCTACTTCACCGTCTTGGCCGAGACCTCGGGGGCACGGCTGGCGGTGTATCAGGGCTCCGACCACTACGTCATCCCAGTGGTGATGTTGGTCGAGGGTGTAGTTAACGCGGCAAATGGCCCTGGGCCGGAGCTTGTCCTGGCGAGCGAATATGGTTCATGTCCCTCGGGATGGAACGGGAGACCGGTCTGCGGCGGACATCCGAAGATCAACGGAGAGTTCGTTTCCGCCAATTCTCCCTCGGTCCTCGAACGAGAATCGTTTGGACAAATTTTTAACGCGGAGGTTGACTCCGAAGAGCAGTTGGTCGGAGAAGCGTGGATCAACATCGCGGCCGCAGAGAAGAACGACGTTGGGATCAGCGTCCTTCGACGAATCAAGGAGAAGACGCCGATTGAAATCTCGGTCGGCGCCATGATCAGTCGGGAGAAGACCTCAGGCAAATACAAGGGAGCCAACTACGTCAGCATCTGGCGTGATCCGGTTCCCGATCACTTGGCCCTTCTCGAAGAGGGGTCAGAGGGGGCATGTAGCCTCAAGATGGGGTGCGGCGCATTGCGCGCAGCGGAGGGAGCAATGACCGAGAAGGAAACACCCGGGCTGCGAGAGCGGTTGTCCGCATTTCTCAAGAGCCTCGGGCTCAACGTCTCCCGCGAGGAGATGACCAATGGGCAGATTGAGCAAGCACTCGACGCAGCTGCTCGGGCGAAAATCCCTGGGTATGGATGGATTGCCTCGTTCCAACCGTTCCAGAAGACGGTTGTATGCGTGGTAATGCCGGAAGACCGGATGTACCTCCTGCAGTATTCGTACAAGATTGCGCCTGACGGCACCGCTTCTCTCGGAGACGAGGGCACGGAGGTCGAGCCCGTCACGCGTTACGAGCCTGTTGCGGCCCAAGGGGTAAAGCCGCCAGCGGAAGACCGACCAACCCCAACAATAGCAGCCGCATCATGTGGCTGTGCCAAACAAGGAGAGAATGCAATGACGAAGGCGCAGCGCATTGACGCGCTCATCGCAGCTGGCCGGTTTGTGAAGAAGGATTCCGCGTGGTTGGAGCACGTGCCCGACGAACGGCTCACCGAACTCCTCCACGAGACGGCCACCGCTCCGGCTCCGGTCTCGGCTCCCCCGGCACCTCCCGCTGTGGCAGCGGCTCCGGCCCAGGCTCCGGCCCAGGCTCCGGCTCCGATTGCGGCTCCGGTGGCACCGGTGGCCCAGCCGGTGGCTGCGTCGGCTCGGACGGTCGAACAGGTCTTCGCGGAGGTCGGAGACCCGGTGGTCCGCGAGGAACTCAAGGCTGCGCACACGGCGATGGTGGCCGCTCGCACGGCCAAGATCACCGCGCTCAAGGCGACCAATCGCTGCAAGTTCTCCGATGAAGAACTCGGGAATTTCTCCGCAGCGCAGTTGGACCGTCTCCTCGAACTGTCGGCGGTGCCGGCTCCGGTTCCGTCGTATGCGGGTGCCTCAGGGGTTCCCGTCGTTGCCGCCTCGGACGACAATATCCCGGAGGCTCGGTCTATCACGGAAGCGTTCCCCCGGTCGGCGTAGTAGGCCCAGTCAGCACAGATCAACTGCATTACAAGGAGAGACCAGATGGCGAAGCGTATCATCAAGCTGCTGGGCGAGCCGGTTCAGGATGAGGACCGTCAGGCCGCAGTAGCCATCACGCCGGGCATGTTGCTCGACATCGACAGCAACGGAGACCTCATCCCCGCCAATTCGGCGGGAGGCTACTTCGAGCGCATGTTCGCGCTCGAACGGGAAGAGATGGGCAACGACATTGACGAGGTCTATGCAATCGGAGACACCGTCAAGGCTGGTCGGTTCCCTCCCGGCACTCGTGTTCTCGTCCTGATTCCCTCGGGGCAGAACATCCAGGATGGCGAGTATCTCGAAGCAGGCGCCACGGCAGGAATGCTCCGTGCGTATGCGGCGGGCACTCGCATCGCTCGTTCGCTCGAAGACGTAGGCGCGGTCATTTCGACCACGCGCCTGCGTGCCGTCGTCGTGTAGTCAGGGCTCAACTCGGTTCACGAACTTTCAAGGAGAACAGATATGGGAATGCAGGCACTGAGCTCTGCGCCGCTCGACAACGGCAATAGCTTCATGCGGGGAGCCGTTGGCAAGTGGGCGGGAGAGCGTTTCTTGGCGGCCTTCAAGGCTGGCCGTCCGATGAGCCCCAAGGAGCTTCGGACCAATGACCTCCTCCGCAAGGATGAGTTCCTCTTCTTCGACAAGGAACTCATCGAGGAAGCCAAGATCAGGCTCCGAGGCGTCGCAGACCTTCTCGCTGCCGGACTCGTCAAGCGTGTCCCAAACGGACTCGCCAAGACGGTGTACGAGTGGACGAAGGTCACGGACATGGACCCGGCCACGGTCTCGCTGGACGCGGTGACGCGCAGTGAGAACGACCGGGTTGAGTTCGAACTCGACGGATTGCCCCTGCCGATCACGCACAAGGACTTCTATCTCAACATCCGCGAACTCGAAGCCAGCAAGACGATGGGCTTCGAGGCGTTGGATACGGTCCACGTGCGCGTCGCAGGTCGCAAGGTTGCCGAGACGACCGAGGACATGCTCTTCAACGGCGGGAAGACATTCGCAGGTCGGACCATCTACGGCTACACGACGCATCCTGACCGGCTCACGGTCGGATTCGGAACGGGCGGCAACTGGGGCGCTGGCGGCAAGACCGGAGAGCAGATGCTCACCGACATCCAGACGGCCATTTCCCTCCTCGAAGCCAACCGCATGTATGGCCCATACTGGGCCTATGTCGGAGCGGATGCGTCCGTTCCGCTCGGCAGCGATTTCAAGGCGCAGTCCGACAAGACCATCCGGGCTCGACTCCTCGAAGTCGACGGACTTCAGCGCATCCGCGTAGCGGACAAGCTGGCCGACGGCAACCTCATCGTTGTCCAGGCAACCTCCGACGTGGTCTCCATGGTCGAGGGTGAACCGCTTCAGACGGTCCAGTGGGACCTGTACGGTGGAATGCAGATCAACTTCAAGGCATTCCAGATTCTCGTTCCGATGATCCGTGTCGATGCGCAGGGACGCAGCGGCATCGTCCACATGTCGTAGTTCGTCGAGGGTCGAGGCGGAAACGTCTCGACCTTTCCTCGAAGGGAGAGTGCAATGCCAGCTCAGAAAGCGTATCTTGTGAAAGAAGGGAAGACTCACTATACCCGCGAGGAGGGTGTCCTCGTGGCACACGGTCCTGGCGACCCGGTCATGCTGACCGAGGCGCAATTCAACGTCTGGAAGGACAAGTTCGAGGACCCATCCGCCGAAGCAGTGCGGCAGGACCGTCAGCGAGCCCGGCAGGCCAAGGCGGATGAGGCCGCAGCGGCCGCAGCCGGCAAACCGGCGTCCACCACCGGTCTCGCACAAGACGAGAAGGCGAAGACTCCGGCGCACGCGAACCCGGAGAAGGCGGAAGCTCCGAACCTCAAGAAGACGTAACAGAAGGACTCCCGGTCACTATGGCAACCTACACCTACACGGCGTCAATCCCGACGGACAAAGACTTCGTGCGCCTCTGGGCGGGTGACCGGGACATTTCTGGCGGAGCGACAACGGCCGTTCTGTCAGACCAAGAGATTGCGGCGATACTCGCGGAAGCCTCGGGCAAGTGGTGTGCAGCGGCTGACGCCATCGAGATGATGCGGTCGAAGCTCGCACTGAACCAGGCTGCAGGCGGTCTCCTCATTGAGAAGCAAGTGGAAGACCTCCGCGAACGGTTTTCGGATGCGGGTGTTTCGGGAGAGAATGCCGACAAAGCACTGGCTGCATATGTTATCTATCTGCGGACTCGATGCGCTCGGCTCTCTTCGAAACGACCCTACATGTTTCGAGTGATGCGGCGGAGACCCTAGTGGCAGGCTCTCTCATTCCAACGCTCCTCGATTTTTTCCCCGACACCGTGGTCGTGGAGAAATGGCTGTCGAGCGATGACAACGGAACGGATACGTGGGATGTTGCGCACCCAATCAACGTTCCCGCCCGGGTCACGCTGAGCATGCGAACGGAGCGAGGAGCCGGAGGTGATGAACATACGGTTCGAGACCTCCACTTTGTAACGGCAGGCGTGTACAACCTCGACTCAAAGGACCGATTCACGCTCCCGGTGCGGTTCTCCCTCGACAAGTCGGGTTCCCTTGCGTCGCGTCAACCTCGGGCTCGAAGCGTGACGCAGAAGTCGGATGAGAACGGCCCTCATCACGAGAAGGTATATTTTTGATCCATCTCTCCTCTCCCTCGTTGGTTGGCCGAGAGCGTGAATACGTTCTCGATTGCCTCGACCGAGAGGAACTGTCCTCTGTCGGGTGTTATGTCTCCCGATTTGAGAAGGAGTTCGCCAAGTTCACGGATTCAACGTATGCTGTCGCGTGTTGCAATGGGACCGCTGCGCTCCATCTTGCGATTCTTTCAACGGGAATCCGCCCGGGGGACAAGGTTCTTCTCCCAGCGTTGACCTACGTGGCGACGGCAAACGCGGTGCGATATTGTGGGGGAATCCCCATATTTTGTGACGTAGACCCCAAAACGTGGTGTTTAGACCCAAACGATGTGGTTCGACACCTCAAATCCGGGGTCAAAGCCTCAATCATTCTCCCGGTGCATCTCTACGGGGTTGTCTGTGATATGACGGCTCTCGGGCGGATTGCGAAAGCCTACGGGTGTTTCTTAGTCGAGGACGCTGCCGAGGCACACGGAGCGGAGTGGGAGGGACATCGTGTTGGTGGTATATCCGACCTCGGAGTGTTCTCCTTCTATGGGAACAAGCTCGTGTCCTCCGGAGAAGGAGGCATGGTTGTTACAGACTCGGTGGGCGCCAATGAAGTTATGCGGCTCCATCGAGGTCAGGGTGTTTCCGCCGGGAATCGTTACTATCACTCCGTCATCGGGTACAACTATCGACTTACGAACATCCAGGCCGCCATTGCGCTTGGGCAGCTAGAGACGTTGGGCCAACGACTCGTTGCCCATCGACGGGTAGCCGACTATTATCGGGCTCGACTCTCCGAGTTCGAGACCCAGGACACGTACGAGAATACCACGCGGGTCGACTGGTTGTTTGCCCTCCTCGTGCCCGAGGGCGTGGACCGAGACCGGGTGGCGGAGCGGATGAAGGAGAAGGGAATCGAGACCCGACCGGTGTTCATCCCGATGACCCAACTCCCGATGTATATGGCTCCCACGCCGGAGAACGCGCAGCGGATAGCCTCCAGAGGGTTGTGTTTGCCGACGCACGCAGGCTTGTCAGAGGAAGACATTGAAACGGTAGTGTCAGGATTCCAAGAGGTGGTGCAGTGATGTCAGTATCTTCCGAGCAGCACGATTTGTACGTCAAATTCGCAAATAGGAATTACGGGCAACCGGGAGAGCCTGAACTCCATCAACCAATTGTGATGCTTCGAGACTGGATGATTAAGATTGACCCTACGTCTCGGGTCGATGCGTTCACGAAGCTCGAAGGCGGAGAAGGAATCACGATTGGCCGTTACGTTCATATTGCGTCGTTTGCCCACATCAACATCGGCGGAGGTCGAACGATTATCGGAGACTACTGTAACGTTTCGAGCGGAGGAAAGATCATCAGCGGGAGTAACAAACCTGCGGGTAAGAGTCTTTCAGCGATGGCTCCTGCAGACATGCAAGTCATCGAACGGAAGACGACAACGCTTGAACCGTATTCATGCGTGTTCACCGGCGCCACCGTTCTTCCTGGGGTGACTTTAGGTGAGGGAGCGGTCTTAGGCGCGATGTCTCTTGCTACTCATGATATTCCTCCGTGGGAGATTTGGGCGGGGGTTCCGGCTCGAAAGATTCGGACAAGAACTCGACCATGCGAATAGCCTTTGGCGGAATCTGGCGCGACTCCGCTGGGGGCCAAGTTGCCCGTTACTTTTCTCAAGTAGCGGCATTCCGAACGCATTTGACGGGTGACCATTATGTTCGGGTCATTGCCGTCGAGGGAGATAGCAAGGACGATACGTGGGGTGATCTCGAACGAACAGCGGCACGTCTTCAAATACCGCTCGAACTCATAAAGTGTGACCATGGAAAGCCGAACTATGGAAGCTCTGAACTTCCTGACCGGCTCGAAGGTTGCCAGATGGTGATGCATTGCGTATATGACCATGTAAAGCCAGACGATGAGATTGTTGTTTTCGTCGAAACGGACCTTATTTGGGACCCGCACACGATTGGGACCCTCGTCGACGTGATTGATCGCCGTGAGACGGATGTGGTGGCTCCGTTTGTGATGGTTGGCCCGAACTTTTACGATATTTGGGCCTACCGGAAAGATGGAGAACGGTTTGGGCCATTCCCGCCTTACCATAAGGACTTGAAGCCAACGGGGATGACGGATGTCGACTCGGTTGGGTCCTGCGTTATCTGTCATGGAGAGGTCGCACGAACGTGCCGTGTTGCGCCGGATGCGCCGTGGGACCGTTCGTGCCTCGTTGGGTTTTGCGATACTGCCCGGTCGAAAGGCTACCGGGTCTCAGTAATGCCAGAATGGAAGATTCGACACCCATGAACGTTCTCGACCGATTGAACGCATTCGCGGGGGAGCTTCGACGACTCGGGCTCCGGCACCCCGTCCTCGACGGGGTGGAGCCGGAGAACGTTCCTGGAGCGGTGGCGGACCAGATTGAGTTGATCCTTTCGGGATTGGCTCCGGAGACGGTAACGGGAGAACCGGCGTGAAGGTCTTCGTTGAACCAGTGCCCGCCTCGTTGAGCCTCGCCATGTGGCGAGTTGCGAAGGCATTGAAGTCGTATGCCCCGGAGGGAATCGAGATCACCACAAACGCCTCAGAAGCGGACCTCCAGGTGTTGCATGTAATCGGTCTAGATAGCATGGACGTTCTCAAAGCGCCACGCTACGCCGTGATCCAGTATTGCCTTTACAGCGCAAACGGGGATCATTCCGCGTGGAATCCCATCTGGAACGATTCGGTTCTCAACTGGAGCTACTATGACCTACGTGCGCCGAGGTTCTATCGCAGCCCTCTTGGGGCAGACGAGACCTTTGTGTCCTATCATGCGAATGGACACCGGCGTGACGTCGGGGTGGTCACGAGCGGCTATGTTAGTGGGCCGGGAGCAGAAGCGATTGAAGATGTTGCGATTGCGGCGTCTCTCGCGGGTCTTACCACTGCCCACCTTGGCCCTCGTCCGGTCGGCATGACCCAATACCCGAGGGGATGGACGTTGAAATTCGGGATTGACGATAATCAACTCTCCGACCTCTACGGAAGTGCGCGTTGGGTGAGTGGTCTCCGGCACGTCGAGGGGTTCGAGCTTCCGTGCGTCGAGGGGTTGATGTGCGGGGCTCGTCCCATCGTCTTCGACCGTCCGGATATGCGTCGGTGGTATGAGGGGCACGCGGTCTTTGTTCCTGAGTCGAGTGGACCTTCATTGGTCAAGGAGTTGTTGAACGTTCTCCAATTCGAGCCGGAGCCGGTCTCGCGGGAAGAGTCAGAAGAAGTCAGAGCAAAGTTTGATTGGGGTCGGATTGTGTCAGGATTTTGGTCAGGAGTGTTAGCCAATGCGTAAGCTACTCTGGATTGGAGATGCGGGGTGTGAGACGGGGTTCGCTAAGGCGACCCACTACATCCTCGATACGTTGCGTCACTACTGGGAGGTGACCGTCCTTGGGCTGAATTACTACGGGCACCCAGCGGCCAAGCGCAAATACCCGTATGACATCTATCCGGCGCATACGGGCACAGACTTCTTCGGGGTCAAGCAGATTCCCGCCCTCTGGGAGGAAGTTCACCCGGATGTCGTCGTGATCCAGAATGACCCTTGGAACTTTCCGGCCTATCTCTATCGGCTGAAGGGTGTGCCGGTCGTCGGAGGGGTGGCGGTCGACGGGTTGAACTGCCAAGGCCAATCACTCAACGGGTTGAGTCTTGCGGTCTTTTGGACCGAGTTCGGACGCTATGAGGCGAGTCTCGGAGGCTATCGTGGCCCCAGCGCGGTGATTCCCCTCGGAGTCGACCGAACCATCTACAAACCGTTGGACCGTCAGCAGTGCCGTCGAGAGATGGGCATTCTCCCTCGGTTCCAAGATGCCTTCATCGTCATGGCGGTCGGACGGAACCAACTTCGGAAACGACTCGATTTGACCATCCGCTACTTTGCCGCGTGGGTGAAGAAGTATCAGCCCGACAACGCAGTGCTTTACCTCCACGCGGCTCCGACCGGTGAGCAGGCCGTGGACCTGCACCAACTCGGAGGCTACTATGGCGTCATGAACCAGATGATCGTCGCAGAGCCCGAGGCGTTCCACGGTATGACGGAGGAACGGCTCCCGGTTCTCTACAATTGTGCCGACCTCGGGTTCAGCACCTCGCAAGGAGAGGGGATGGGGCTCCCGGCGCTGGAGATGATGGCGTGCGGCGTGACGTCGATTCTCCCAGCGAACGCAGCCTATTCAGATTGGGCGCCAGACGGGGCTCTCCTCGTTCCGTGTACGTCGACCTCGATCACGGTTCCTTCCGCCTCTCCAATCAACGTGATCGGCTCGATCATGGACGAAGATATGGCGGTGGAGACGTTACAAGCGGCTTACTCCAATAAGGCCAAGCTCTCTGATTGGTCGATGCGAGCGTTTGAGCTTGCTTCTGACCCTCGGTTCGATTGGCGTGTCATCGGAGAGAAGTGGAACGTTGGAATCAACGAGGCCATCCAACTCCGTGAGATGTTCAAGAAGAAACAAGAAGCTCGGGAGGCAGCGGCCAATGCCTAAGAGTGGCATCACGTGGGATTCGACCGAGATGACGGTCAAGTGCGCTTCCATTCGGAGCAAAATCCCGGATGTCGCAGGTCGAGCCCTCTACGATGAATTGGAGGAGGTCGAAGTCCCGGAGTGTCAGGCGGAGGTTCCGTATTTGACAGGAGCCCTCCACGATACGATTCGGGTTGAAGGTCCGTTCTTCAACCATGGGTGGATTTCGGCCAACATCGTCGCAGGAGACGACACTGTCAACTACGCGATTCCGGTTCACGAAGACCTCGACCGGTTTCACCCGCACGGCAAGGCGAAGTTCATCCAAGACCCTCTCTTTGCGAGCCGACCGTTCATTGGGGCTCGGATTGCGGAACGTATGCACTTCTCGACGTGGAGCATCTAATGCCGTGGTTGGATGATCTCAAGACCGTCCTCTCAACGGCTCTCGTCCTCGGGAGTTCGTCCATCCTCAAATCGACTGAGGCGGACATCCCCTCGGATGCACGGTCGTACATTATGATTCGGGCAACAGCGGGAGCCGGGAACGAGCGCACGCACAATAGTGCGCCGCAACCGGCCTACGAATACCCGGGAGCCCAATTGACCTTCGGAGCGAGCACCTCACCGGCAGCAGAGCTATTAGCACAGTCAGCAAAACGTGCGTTCCATGCGATACGCGATCAGGTCATTGGTTCGACCTACATTCGTGAGATTCGAGCGTTGCAGGAACCTTTTGACGGAGGTTCGGACAAGAATCAACGACCGACGTACAAACTCAATGTGATCGGCTGTCGCAGGCCGGAAGGAGTCTCCTAATGGGCGTAAATGCCAAGAGTTCACACGGAACACTAATCGACGTTCAGCTCACGCCGGGTGGGGCGTTCACCGTCATTTCCGAAATCGGGGACATCGACAACATCGGAACGATGAGGAACGAGACCGATGTCACGGTGCACAACGAGGACATCGACACGTACATCCTCGGAGTCATGCGCCGCGCAGCGGCTGGGTTCCCGGTCAACTGGGTGGCCGCAGACCCGTCGCACCAGGGTATGTTGACCCTGCACTACAACAACACCGTCACCGGCTGGCGCGTGCGTCATCCGGACGGTCGAGTCCTCATCTTCTCGGGCGGCATCGCGAACATGGGCGAGCCGGCACCGGTCGATGGCGCGATTCGCCGCAACGTCTCGATTCGACCCTCGGGGCTCTTCAGTTACAACGGAGCCATCGTTGGTCAGGTCGGCACGCCGTTCGTCTACCCGGTGTAGTTGGACCTTCGGTTCCAGTCAGAGAAGTCAGATGGGTCAGTATCGTTTCGTGTTTTCCGCGATTGGCGGTGACGGGTGTAGGCCAGATCAGGGAGACGGTTCTCGTGTCTTTGGTTGTGGCCTACGCTCGTGCCCCGATTGTGAGATGAGAGCGTTCGTGCAGACAATGCGGGTGATGGGTCAGCGCGTCCAAGAGGCGTTGCTGATCCATTCACCCGGACAGCCGGATCAGGTGATTGATAATCTTCTGACCCGGATTCGGAACGGCAACCCGTAGCAGGAGGTCAGTGATGTCAGAATCGCAGGCAGTTACTACCGAAGACTTGAAAGCTATTCCCGTCCCCAAGGAGCTTCCCGGAGGTCCACCCATCGGAGAGCTTCCCAGACCTATTCTGGTTGGACCGCCGGAGACCGAACTCGAAACGCTCTCCCTCGACGAACTGTTTGCCGTCAAGGATGTCCGGTTCGAGACGTTCACCTGCGGGCTCTGGCCTAAGCCGGTGACCATCGGGAGCTTGTCCTCCCGGCTCCTCAACGAGTTGATGGCGGAGCGAGACCGGATGGGTGACGGCCACGAGGAACGTCGCAAGATGTTCGGTTACAAGGCCATCGCCCACTCGTGGATTCAGCCCGATGGCAAGCGTATCCCCGAAGAGAAGATTGGGGTTGTAGCGGAGTTGTTCCGAGAGAAAGACTCCAAGCACGTTGACGCCCTCGCAGAACGAGTCATGGAACTCAACGGCGTGAACGTCAAGAACGACCTCATAAAAAACGTCTCCAGCGGGATGACACTCGCCGGTTCGCGTTCAAGCTGGCAGCCCACTTCCGGGAAATAGACCCGGATGCGATGATGGAGCGGATGACTCCGCTCCTTTTTCGCGAATGGATAGCCTACTCGGAGATTGAACGCTTTGGAGAAGACCGGGCGGATGTTCGTCTCGCACAACTCGAAGCTACTGTCTGGAACCTCGTTCGAGACTCGAAGAAACACCCGACTCCGTTCAAGTTCGAGCCGTATCTGAACGAGTTCTTGATCGACATGAAGGAGAGGAAACGACACCGACAAACGGATGACCAAAAGTTCGACCTCCTGACCGAGATGCTTTTGACCTCGGTCGGAGCCTCGCAAGGTGAAGTCGTCAAACGACCGAAGGTTCAGGAGCCTACGCTCCCGATGGTAACGTAAATGCCTATTCCGTCTGGTGGGTCTGGTCTTAGCATTGGAACGCTCTCGGGCTCGATTGAGCTTGAGGACAATGCAAGTCGAGAACTTGAACAGTTCGAACGTCGAGTCAAATCGACCTCGACCACCCTTGGTCTCCTCGGGGATGGGCTGACGTTTGCGGGAGCGGGGCTCTCGGTCGTCGGAACGGCATTCATTGGTATTGCGAAGGAATCCGTTTCAGCCGTTACAGAACTGAACGAAGGCATCGCCAACGTTTCGACCAACGTCGAAGGAAAGCTTGGCCCGTCGATGACGGCCATCACGACGTTGATGAAGAAGGAAGTCCAGTCCATCGCCATCGAGACCGGGAAGTCCACCAAGGACATTACCAAGGGGTTGTACGAGGTCACCTCGGTCCTCGGGTACACCGGAGATACGTTCAAGCAGCTCAAAATCGCCGCGATGGCGGGCACGGCTGGGCTTTCAACGACCTCCGAGGCGTTTACCTTTCTCAACGCGGTCACCCGAGGCTACGGGGACACCTCCGAGGCGGCAACGAAGAAGGTGGCCAATCTCGGGTTCGAGGCGGTGCGTCTCGGCAAGACTACGTTCCCAGAATTGTCGTCAGCCGTCGGCAAGATGATCCCCATTGCCCATCTTGCGGGTGTCTCCCTCGAAGAGGTCTTTGGGGTCATTGCGACAGCGACCGGGGTGACCGGGAATACGTCGCAAGTCGTCACCCAAATGGTCTCGGCAATGAATGCGTTCCTCAAACCGGGAGCCGCGATGAAGCGGCTGTTCGAGGAACAGAAGGTTGCGAGTGGAGAGGCACTGATCGCAGAGAAGGGTCTCGTTGGGTCTCTCCAGTTAGTGGCGGAGTTCAGCGAGCGGACGAAGACTCCAATGATGGAGCTTCTGAAGCGCAAGGAGGCGTTTGTCCTCGCAGCTGGACTCGCAGGCGGAGCCGCAGACTCGTTCTCAACAAAGATGATTTCAATGGGCAAGGCCGGACAGGCGTCCTCGACGGCATTGCTTGACGCCTATGAGAAGCAGACGAAGGGCGTGAACCAAGCAGGCTTTGCCTGGAAGCAGTTCCGGGTCGAGGTCGAAGTGGCGATGCAAGAACTGGGAGATGTCGTTCTTCCGGTCGTGATGAAAATTGGGCATGCGCTCCGCCCATTGTGGGAAGACATTAAAACCACAATGCATTGGTTTGAGCAGTTGCCGACGCCGATTCAAGTCATCCCCATTCTTATCGGTCCAGCCCTCGTGACGGCCGGGACTCTGATCCGCGTGTTTAGCAAGAACATGGCGACGATCATCGAGACCGGGAAGCTTGGGTGGACGTTCTTGACGGCACAGATTAACACCAACACCGAGGCGTTGGTGGCGAATGCGGCTGCACAGAAGGCTGCGGCTCTCGGGGTTCCGTTCTCCGCTCGAAGTTCGACGGCACAAGTTGCGTCGATGGAGGCGTGGAAGGCGGGCAGCAGCGCCGAACTCCTCGGAGCCGGAGTCGTGGCGGAAGCCACTGCCTCGAAGGTCGGCATCCTCACGAAGGCGATGACCGGGCTCCGCCTCGCGGGAACAGCCGTCCTCGAAGTCTTAACTGGCCCCGTAGGGATCACCATTGCCCTCGTAACGGGCGCAGCCCTCTTGACTGGCTACGCGATTGGGTGGGATAACGTTTGGAGCGGAGTTACGAAGGTTGTGGGTGTCCTCAAGGATGCCGCCTCGTGGATAGGGGAAGTTACCGGCCTGACAACGGTTTTCAACGGGCTCTGGAAGGATACGAAGGATACGCTGGGGCTCCTCGGACAGACGTTGGGGAACGTCGCGAGCACGATGAAGAATCAGTTCATCGCCTCTTGGTTCGACTTCAAGACGATTGTCTTTGGCGTTTCAACGAGCCTCCGAGACGAACTGATCCTCAATCTCTCCATCGCAGGAGCGATGTTCGAGAAATTGACGGGAACGATGAAGGGTTCGTTCCTCGCAGGACTCTCGGCCATTGCGGTCGAGGTTTTGACGATCAATACACCGCTTCGAGACTTCCTCGCCATTTTGGCGCTCCTCGAAAGCAAGCTCCCGGCGTGGGCGAAGAACTCCCAGGCTGCAGCGGATAGTAGTGACAAGTTGGCCGTGCAAGCGGGTCTCGCCTATGGTGCTCTCCGGCTCCAATACGAGGGGTTCAACGCTTCGGGCGCAGGACTTTCCTTCTACGATGCACAGACGAAGAAAGTCATCACGTCCGTTTCCACCTGGGACTCGATACTCCAGAAGAACCAGTTCACCCTCAACGACGCACAGACTGGCTATCGTCAATTCGGAGCTGCTGTTAAGAAGGCGGGTGATGAGATTCCCTCGCTCACGGAGAAGCTGAAGGAATACGAGGACGAACTCAAGACCCTCGGGAAGGACGGAAAGCCGACCGCAGCACAACTGACCCAGGCGATTCAGAGCCATGCGTTCAACCCGAAGGAGCTTGCGACTTTTGCGCAAATTTCGGAGGGTGCGCTCCGTCTCTTCGAGAATCGGTTGTCGACGACAACTGCCGCCGGAAAGAAGTCCGCGACAGCGCTCAAAGAACTAAATGGAGCGATGGACGAACTGACCGAGACGCAGAAGCGTCAGGTCCAGTCCGACCTCCAGCACGGAGCCTCGGTCGAGAAAATATCTAACGCTTATCATCTCAATCAGATTGCTGTTCGGAATTACGCCGACGAACTCAAGGAACTCAAGACTGCGACGGATGATGTCTACAAGGTCTCGACGAAGTTGGCTGCTCTCGAAGACGCCCAGGACAAGGACTTCACCGTCAACTTCGTGAGGTCGAGCATCGCGAACGTCGAGAGCCGGGTCAATACCATCGGGAAGATTTCATCCGACCTCGACGAACGCATCCTGCAATCTCGGATGACGACCTCTCAGAAGGCTATTCGGCAACTCGAACTCGAACGAGACGAGGCGGTCAACAACATCGGAGACGTAGGGAGTGCGTATGACCGGCTGAAGGGCAATATCACAAGTTATTATGACTTCCTCATCCAGAAGGAACGCGATGACGAATCGTTCCGACTGAAGATGCAGAAGTTCGAGATTGTGGGGAATGCGTTCCGGAAGTTGAGCCAGTTGGCGGGCAATACGACGTTCGGGAAGATTTTTGGAGGACTGGCGGAGGGTATTGACGCGTTCCAGAACCTTTCGGCGGAAACGAAGAGATTCCAAGACCTGCAGAAGCTTGCCGCGCAGAACCACGAGAGCGTTTGGAAGACCTCGTTTGCCGGAGTTGCCAGCTACGCAGTGACTTCGTTTGCGACGATGTACGGTGCCGCTCAGATGGGTATCGACATCATCAGAAAGCTGAAGGACACGCTCACTGGTCCAGTCTACCAGGCGGCCATCAACCAGCGAGGCGGAGCCGGGCAAATTCGGACGAATGCCGCTCTCGCAGGGTTCAATCCGGCTCCGCTCCTCAATGCCACGACGAATAAGCAATTCCAACAACAGCTGGCGTTGTTTGACGCCGCAATTTCTGCGAGCAACGACCGTCTCCAGAAGTATGGGCTAACATGGAAGGACTTCAATAGCCAGATTCAGAAGGCGAATATCTCTCAGACCGTTCGAGACCTTGTCAAGGACTTCAATCAGCTGAAGTTCACCGGAGCGAATCCCCAGAGCATTATCCGGGGGATGAGCGGAGACTTGAGTCAGCTGGTCGTTGACGCGGTCTCGACGGGGCAGAAGATTCCGGTTGCGCTCCAACCGATGATTGAGACGTTGATCCGCAGCGGGAACCTTTCGCAAGACGCCGCACGCGCACTTCTCGGGATGGGAACCGAGGCGGTGCCGACGTTCGCGGAGGTCGAGGCAGCGGCAGGTCGTTACGGGATCAAGCTCGATTCTCTTGGACCTAAAATCAAGGCACTCGAACTCGGAGAGACGGCAACCAAGATTGCCGCCGATTGGAAGACCCTCATCAGCGCAGGCGGAGACGTCAACGCCGTGATGGTGGGGATGTCCGGCTCCGTGCAGACAATCATCAACGATGCGGCAACGGCAGGCGTGAAGATTCCCGCCAGTCTCCGGCCGATTATTGAGCAGATGGCCAAGGCTGGATTGCTCACGGATGGCTTCGGGAACAAGCTCACGGATGCATCTCAGCTTGACTTCGAAACACCACTCAGTGAACAGTTCGATACCCTGATCTCGAAGCTCCAGGAACTCATCGACAAGTTCAGCAAGGTGGGCACGGCGGCTGAGGAGGGGTTCGGACGAGCCCGCACCGCAGCCGGAGGCGTCCTCACTGGAGAGGTCGGCGTGCCTCGGAATCCGACCGGGACTCCGGCTCCGGCTCCGGCTCCGGCTCCGACTCCGGCTCCGGCTCCGGCTCCTGGGGCTCCTAGGGCTCCGGCACCCACTCCGGCGCCAACGCCGACTCCGCCCCAGGGGAACCCCCAGCCCACCCCGGCTCCGCCACCCGTAGCGGCACCGCGCCGGCCAACGTCCACGGTTCTCCCGGGTCCGGAGAATGCCGACCCACGGATGCGGTTCGCAACGGGTGGGATGGTCACGCCGTTGTACCTCGCAGCGGGCAGCACCTCGGTCGGAGCCCCAACGGGTTCCCTCGGCACGACCTCTGGCCGCACGCGCACCGATTCTCCGTGGATCACGCCGATTGCGACCGGCACACGGTCTGCTCCGCCCGGAAGCGTGTCAACGTATCGCGGAGGACCAGTTGGCTCCGATACGGTCAACGCGTGGCTGACGCCAAAGGAGGGCGTGGTCACGGTCGAGGGGATGAAAGAACTGACCGAGTCCAATCTGAACCTTCTCAACACAAAACCGGGAGCCTTCACCACGAAGGTTCGAATGGAAGGTGAAGAGGCATATTCGGCAAAGGTTCTTCCGTTCATTAAGCAACAGCAGGAACAGATCACCGAAACGAAAGCACAGCTCACCCAGGTGGGTCGACTGATCCAGTCACTCCTCGAAGGGTTCAAGGGAGTGATCAGTGCGGCCGCTTCCGGGCTCCCAGACATTCCTCCCGGTGCGCAACCGAACGTTCTCCCGGGAGATGTGATCACGAGGCCAAAGCCTCCCGGAAGCTCACCCATCGTAGTTTCGGATTCTGGAGAAGTTCAAACACCGCCAGGTTGGCGCCCTGGGCAAGTTCCCGAGGGTGCTGACCCACGCTTTAGGTATAGCACTGGAGGAGTCGTTGGAGAGCCCGTTCAGACGGCTCCGGCCGTTCGAGAGAACCAGTGGGCCGGACAATACCAAGGCCCACAAGCGGAGGTCCACAACCACTACGCGAATATGTTCCAGGGGATGACGGTGACGATGGAAGCTCTCCCGGCCTTCATGGAGCGTTTGGCTGACGTTCTCGACATTGACGGAGACCTCCGATTGCGGATGCGTAACGCGCTACAGGTGAAGAAGAGTGCTTAGAATCGTGCGACCCGACAAGCGTGTGCTTCCCGGGAGCGTTGCCGGAGCCCCAGACACGAACTTTCAAGCCGTTTGGCTGATCGACGGTCGTCCAAGTTACCCCTACAAGAAGACCGGGGGCATCAGCGTGACAGTTACGCCGGATGTTGCTCGCACGTATGACGTCATCGGGGTGACGCGGCATCTCGTTCCTGCAGCGGGAACCGTTACGGTCAACGGCCACGTCGTGACGATGCCGGCCTATGGGGGTGACGGGCTCTCGCGTGCCGGCTCCCTCGTGATCACGCCGGAGTCGACCGGAGCAAGTTTCGCGGTCTCGACCTCGGGCACCACCATCGGAGACCTCTGGGTGGGGGAGTCGTTCACGTTGAATGATTTCCAAATGCGTCGAACGTTGGCCCCCAGCGAACTCGTTCCATGGGAAGCGGCCCTAGGTCCGTATATCGATGGTTACTCCGAGATTCAAACGGTGTCGGGTCTCATCTCTTGTACCAACGCGCAGTTCGCACAAGTCGTCGCGTGGAGCGAGAGCACCCGGAAGGGTGCGTTGCCCTCCCTCGTGATCTTCGACGAAGGCACGTGGCTGTGCCTCATGAAGTGGACCGAGGCACATTGGGAGAACCAGCACGGCGTACAGTTGACGCTCGTGAAGTTCCCGGATACGGACTGGTAAATGCCGACACCGACGAACATTACCATCGACACGGCAATGCTCCTCGACTATGGGGATACAACCATTGATGTATCTGGGTTGGGTGCTCCGCAGGAGACGTGGTACAAGTATCTGGGGAAGTCCGGAGAGGTCATTCTCGGAGTATGGGCTCACGTTCTCCAAGCGAGTAATTTCAATCCTCTCATTCGAGCCTATATCGGACCCACGACCGCTCCCGATAACTTCATGTCAACGGGCAACAACCGTCCGATTGAAGTCCCGATTATTTCTGGAGAATATATTTATTTCAAGGTAACCAATACAGGAGTGGGTGTCCCCGATGCACCATTGGTGATGAAACTTCGTCAGGCACCAAATGGTGTATTGTCCCCCGAGGGGAGCCTTGTCATCCCAGACACCTCGGTAGCCTACGGGACAACCACGTGGCCGTGGGTGGTAATCAATGCGACGACGGGCGAAATCCTTGGCTACCGAACGGGGCCAGCCGGAGAATCGGGGGTCATGGTTGCGAGTGGCGTCTCCGCCTTCGAGGATTCAGACGCAAATAATATCAAGACCTTTTCTCCGACCCTCGTACAAACAGGGACCACGAGTCTCGACCTAAATGGGAACGGACAAATTTCAACGAACTATGTCGACAAATTCTACATTGGTCGGAATGTTGTAGCCGCGAACGCAACAATTACAAAGACAGGTCTAACGGGAGCGGTCCTTACGACCTGGACCCTTCCAGCAATCGGGCTCGTTGGGTTAGCCATTTCCCCCGATGAAACGATTGCCTACTACACCCAGAATCAAACGGCAAATCAGCCGGTCAAACGATACGACCTCGTTGGAAGTGCGGCAATGTCCGACCTTGCTGCCGGCATCTCGGGTTCGACGTTCGTTCGAGACTTGGTAACTCTCGGTGACGGGAGTGTACTTGTTACGTATCGCCCTTCATCCGGTGCAATGTTCATCAAGCGGTATAGCGCAGCAGGTGCGACCCTTAACACATACACGTTTAGTGTTCCCGCTACGAAGACCATTCAACACGCGATTCGAGGCATTGACTCGGGAACGTTTTGGGTATGGGAACAGGATGGGAACACACATTATCTTAGCCTTATTCGAGCGAGTGATGGCGTAGTTCTGGCAGGTCCGCTGACGGTGCCGGTAACAGTCGACGGAGAGATTCAACAAACGCCCTCGGACAGTATGTCGTTTTTTGGCGCTTCATGGTCGTGTCCGACGGTTGTTGCACGAACTTCACTTGTAATCCCTCCAATTTCAGAAACACCCGTTGGCCCTCCGCCCGTCGTGATTCCGCCCTCGACCGAGACCCCAACGGATTGCTGCGTAAAGCCTGTAGGACCGCAGGAGCCTCCACCCCCAGCGGAGCCTCCACCTGAGGTTCCCCCGTTTGAAGAGGAGTGTGGTTTTGGCGGTCTAATGGGTGACGGGAACCTTGTCACGTTTGCGGAGGACTGGCGTGTCGCGTAAGACACCTGATTTCTGGTTCGAGGTCGATATCAAAGACTTCCCGCCCGATACGATCACCACGTATCGTCTTGCCCAAAAGGGCATGATCTATCCGACGTTCATCGATGGTCGAGTCAAGCAGGGTGGATGGAGTGAGTTCACGCTTGCGTTGAGTAGCCTCCGAGGCGGAGACTCCGCAGCCGTTCTTACGGTCGACCTCGAAGACGCAGATGCGGTTTGGCGGCAAATCGGGCTCGACATGGGACGGTCGTTGTACGCAAAAGCGTTCACCCGATTCATGTTTCTGTCCAGAACCGGTCGAGTGGCGAACCTCGACCCACGTGTGGTCCATCGAGGTTTCCTCCAAAAGCGACCGCAAGCTCGGGGGAAGCGGAAGGCCCAGCTGACCTCGACGGATGCAACGGGTAGCACATGGTTCTCGTTGAACCCCGAGGTCTTACTCCAAAAGTTCGTCCTTACCCAGGAGTGGTTGGACGGAGCCGGGATCATCAATTCTCCGACCGACATTCTCAAGACAAAGATCAAAGTGTATCTCGGAGAGTTTTCCGACTCAGCCAAAGATCATCCCATCGGGGTTCGACCGTCGACCTACATTGGGGACAAAGTCTACACGAACGTTGGGACCACGCCGACTGGCCCTAGAACCATCGTCGAGGTTCCTCCGCCCGTCCTGACATCGTTCACGGTCGTCGGCACCCCGGGCTCCCAACACTACGTTGCGGCCGCTGTCGCGCAGTTCGATAACGGGCTCCGAACGGCATTGAGTAACGTTCTAACGATGGACAATGGACCTGACGTCCTCGACGGGACCAACTACACCGTTCGAACGTATCAGGCTCCCCCGGGTTGGGAAGCCTACTATGAAGCTCATCTGACTGGTATCTACCAGGTTGGACGGAGTAGCACCGACACGTATCTCGACATCGGCCGGCACGCGTTGAACGGAGACGGACTCCCGGATTGGACGACCGGAGGCTTGGCTGATGGAGAGTATCACGACGACCAAGACTCCGACGATGAGAAGATTCTCCCCCAAATTCGAACCGCCATTGTCGTTACTGAGGACGGAACCCCCACGACCGTTACCGAGGATGTATTGGTTGGAGTGTGGGTCGTCGGATTGGGGTGGTCCGAGATTCACGCATTGTTTGGACCCTCGCGGGAGGAACAAACGGAGTCACGTCGTGTCCAGATTTCGTTTAGTGACCCGGAAGTTACCGTCCCAAGCTCGTGGGTTGAGATGGGACCAGCCGATGATCTTGTTCGGTTGACCGTCCACTATGCCACTGGGTATCTCCGGTCCAAGGCCATAAACGGTGACGTGAGCTTTGCCACAAACGGATGCGGTTGGACCGACACCGGAGGAACGGATGGCACCCCAATCACGGAGGCGGATGAGGCGTTTATCGCCATCTACAACGAACTTGTCCTCAAGAACGCCGGGAAAGGCTACCGCAACGGAACGTTCGGCCCCATTGAGGAGTATCCGGATGGGGTCTCAGTCCTCAATACCGATGTCATCCGTGCCTGGCATGATACCACCATCAATGACCTCCGCCCTCGTGGACTCCAGTTCCAACTGGTCATCGAGGGAACCGAAACGCTCCGATGGTTCGACCAGCAGTTCATGGATACGTTCTTCGCCCAACCCGGGCCCATGGACACCGGCCAAATTGGCGTATGGAGCCTCGCGCAATTCACCGCCCTCGATAAGCTTGGGCTCTCCCGGTATCGGTACAAGATTGAAATCCCGGGAGGACTCCCGGATGTCGAGGATTCCCAAGGAGAGGTCGAGAACCTTCTCCGGGTGAAGTTCGCGTACAACCCAGACCTCCAAGAGTTCGAGAGTAAGCTCCGAACGTTCAAGGATGACGACTCGATCAAGATGTATGGGCAGCGGCTCATTGCCCCCGAGGGAGAGGCAGCGGAAGCTCGGTGTACGCGAGACCCGGCCACGATTGACTATGCCTACGGATGGCGTTTGTATTTCAATAAGATAGAACCGGTGTATCAATGGGTTCCAACGGACCTTATTGGCGCTGAGCAACAAATGGGAACGGTCTTTTGTCTTTCGCATCCAGATGGACCGTATGTCGATGAGGCGTTCTTCCTCGACCGGAAAACGTTACGAGCGAATCTCCCGAATCCAGGGTATTCTCTCCGGGGGAGGAGCCTCGAACGGACGGTGCTCGACATCACCGAGTCGAGCATCCTCGGACTCGGCACGACCATCCCCTTCACGGTTGGAGTAAGCATCTAAATGGCTCAAACAACGATCAATGGCGGTGGACCGGGCGGGAGCTTCGTGGATGGTGTCTCGATTGTCGATGCGACCGTCATGGAAGCGTTGCGAGGGAATATCCCGGATGCCGAGAGCCGGTTGGCTGCGTTGGAGACGGTAGTTCCGTCTGGAACAGCAACGATATACAAAACTACCGTTACCCTTAATAACACTCAGATCAAGGCTCTCCCGACAACGCCAATTACATTGATCGCGGCTCCGGGCGCTGGGCTTGCTATTGCTCTGCTTCGAGCCTCTGTCTACAGTAAGACAAATGCCGGAGCGTATACAAATATCAACGCGGCGGGAGTCCTTGGGGTCCGGTTTGCCACAAGCCTAGGCACTGGGCTAAGTTGGATTCCGAACGATGCTGCAATCACAAACGGGTCGACTACCCTCTTATCTGACCTCCTCGGAACGACAACAAACCGGCGTGCGACATTGACCCCTAACCAAGGCACCGAGGGTCGTGATGACTGGGGCGCAGTTCCATTCGTGGAAGACGTTGCAGCGTTTACGAACTTGGCTCTACAAGTCGACGTAGATAACAATGGCGGCGGAGATTTCACCGGAGGCAATGCAGCCAACAGCCTTGTCTTCGTCGTTTACTTCCTAAAGGAGATTGTTCCATGACATCACCACCCTTTTGGTACACGCTCACGTGGATGGGGCTCTCGTTCTGGTATTTCGCATATTGGGATAAGTATCCCTCGTACACCGTTCTATTCAAGTGGGGCGGGAGCGGTCTTCTTCTCTTGTCGCTCTTGAATGGTCTCGGAGTCCTGCACAATTTCTGAAGGAGCGTTCCATGGGGACAGCCCTTGCGTTCGAACCCCGGGAGGAACCTGAAGCCATGACTGCAAAACGAATTGCACCGCTCGACGCAGCCACCGTTGACGCCCTCAAGGACGAAATTCGAAACGAAGTGCGAGAACTGTTCCCACGGCGTGCCCCTCGGAACGACTGGTCCCGATTGTGGCAGGCGATGAGCGTGGTCATGAGCGTTGCAGCCCTGGTCTTTGCGGCCGGAGGCGGGTGGATGAAGATGTCGTCGTTGGAGTCTCGCGTCAATGCCGTCGAGATAGCCGTCCAACAGCTGGTGAAGCAACAAGCCGACCAGAAGACCGACAATGCCGTGATGATGCAAAAGCTCGATCAGGTCTCCTCGACCGTCTCTGAAATCAAGGGGCAGATGCAGCGCCCGATTGCGACACCTCGATGAGTAACCGGTCTTCGAAGCTTGAGGGTGTCCACCCGGAGTTGATTGTGCGAGGGACAAAGATTCTCGCCATGATGGTCGCCTTTGGGGCTCCGATGCTCATCACGGACGGGCTCCGGACGGATTTGGACCAACACGACCTCTGGCTCAAGGGTCGAGACCCGGAACACCCTGGGCCCATCGTTACCGAGAAGGACGGCTACATCAAACGCTCGAACCATCAAGCCAAGCCAGACGGCTATGGCCATGCCATTGATTGTTGTTTCCTCGTGAACGGAGTCGCCTCGTGGGATGAGCGGCTCCCTTGGGACGTGTATGGGTTCATTGCCGTAAAGCTTGGGCTCATTTGGGGCGGCAATTGGAAGACGTTTGTCGATAAACCACACGTGGAGTTACCCTAGTGCCTCGTATCAACGAACTCGGGTGGGTGCTCTCGGGCAAGGCAGGTCCGGTCTCGGTCGACGGTCGAATCCTCGCTCCGAGGGGGACATGCGCGCAATGGTGGAACAAGTACTATGCGGTCTACCAACGTCGAGTTCAGGACATCCCGTTCGAGGTCTGGGACCTTACCCTTCAAGACGTGCGCGATGGAACCATCACCCAACTCTCTCCCTTCAACGCGGACTTCCTTGCGGCCTGGCAGGGGAACTGGGCCGCGTGGAACGGAGTGATTGGGCTGTTTGGTTCGGTCGAGCCCTCGACCCTCGCGGGAATCGCGCCGACCGAGACCGATAACCGAGGTGCTATCGCAAAGAACGGCACCATTGGGCTCAAGGCGAGTTACCAAAGCACTGGCCCGATTGAGTTGGTTCCTCCGTGGCGGAAGCTCGGAGACTCGTTGAACGTTCGGATCAATCCATCGCCGTATGGACTTTGCATCTTGAATGAATTCCAAGCGGTGTGGAACGGCGGAGGCTCCGTAGGCTTCGCCTCCCCACCCACGTTCCTCCCGGGAGCCCGGAACATTCGGTGGGCCGCGTCAGGCTCCGGCACGGACTGGTGGGCCTATTGGGTCGACGGGTTGGGGCTGGTCGCGCATCGCACCGGATCACTCCCGAATGGCTATCTATTGTCCCGGGAGGATGCCTTCCATCACGACCTCGTGACGTCCGAGACCGGTCGATTGCTCGCGTGTTGGTCCGTCGATTCTGCCGAGAACCCCGATGGATTTCGGAAAGTTGATGTTTGGAATCTTCCAATCATTAACCTCGTCGACCTCCTGACCAAGCCCATCCCTCCGGTCGACCGGACCATGTGGATGGTTTGGTTCGAGCATGCAGTGCCTCCGGTGCAACCTCCCGGGAACGGGGTCATCAACGCCTCGGACCTTCTTGTCCGAACGTTCGACGGCACCCCGATTGCCTCATACATTGCGCCCGAGGCGGAAGGGAATACGATTGAGGCGTATAGCCGTGCGCTCATCAGAGCACGAGCCCTCAACCCGAACCTCCCAGTGGTCTCCTATTGGCCGCGACAACTCCATGGACCGGATGGGTTCATCCCGCCCGGAGACATCATCGCTCCCGAGGCGTATGTCCTTGCGGGAGAACCGCTCGACCTTGCGGAACGGCGTATCCGAAACCTCGTGCGACGAGTGACCCGGGCTGCACTCGTCATGCAGTGTTACGATACGAATGCGAGTCTTACAACTGACCTCGACTCGTTGATCCCGATGTATGCGCGCATCTGTCACGAGGAGCTTAACATAGGGATGGGCATGGCGTTTAGCGATTGGGGTCGGAACATCCCCAACTCGAATCCTCCGCGTGGAGGGCTCCAAGTCCATCCTGAACTCCGGCCACGTTGGACGCAGTTCTCTTCGACCATTCGAACACCCCCGGTTCCACCGCCACCGCCACCGCCGGAGGATGATGTGCAAGTTCCGAAAGTCGACATCAAAGACCCGATTCCGCCGTTCTCTGCAGACGGGTTCAAACTCGAAGTTCACGACCCGAGGAATGATCAAGACTTCATTGTCACGACCAAGAACGGGTCGTGGTTCGTCGAGATCAAGACTCCCGCAGGCTCCGACAAGAGCGTCAAACCACGACCGGTAATAATCAAGGGGTGAGTGATGTCAGAACTTTGGCCAGATGATAAGTTCCAATCCGCGTGTCGAGAAGCAGCAACCATCGTCTGCAGTCCTCCGGACGCGTGGCCGTTGAAGCCGATTGACGTCGAGCAGGGAGCCCGGGAGCTTGGCGATGAAATGCGCCGACCGCTCTCCGAGGGTGGAACCGCAGAACGGAATCCGACCGCCATGGAGTTGTGTCTCGGGTATGCGCTCCGGAGCGGTGGGAAGGTTCCCCACGAGCGGTTTGTGGCGAAGCTCCCGGCCATTGCCGAGTTCCAGGTGCGTCTTCGGCCCTGACCCAGATGCGGAGTCGCACATCTCCGCGCTCCACGTCGATGGGCCCATCTTTCGGAACCTCGAAGGGTTGCCCATCCGCATTCGGGGGTTCTCTGCGTTCCCGTTCCCGGCTCTCTTCCGAGACGGGATGGACCTCAAGCCATTGATCGCGTTCTTCCGAGAACGAGGGGCCAATTGCGCTCGTGTATGGCCGTATGTTCGGTTTCCGGACGGCACCGGCTGGGAGACTCCGGACAACGAGACGATCATTGCCCTCGTGCGATTCCTCCGGGCGCAAGGGTTGTACACGTATCTCACGTTGTTCACCGATAGCCAACCGCCAGAGGGCGGAGCCCCCAACCGTATCGAATGGGCGAAACGGTTGGTCAACGACTGTGCTGCCGCCGGTCTCGATTCCCTTCTCTTCGAGATTGGAAACGAGCCGCAGATCAACAAGCACATCGACACGCACCAACTCAAGGCGACACTTGATGCCTCGGGGTTCCTCTACACGAATGGGGAGTACAACGACTCTCGGGAGTGGTTTGGGCGTTTCGGAGATCAACATCCTCCGAGGGAGAACAAGTGGCCGCGCTGTTCACACGACCTCTATGAGTTCTACAACGGCGGTGGACCGTCGTATCCCGAGGAGCCGGCAACGCACGTGCCGTGGATAGCGGGAGAGCCGATCAAGCCCAACCAGATGCCTCGGGCTCCCGAGACGGATGAACAGACGCACGAGCCGATTGACCACGTCGAGGATTGTACGACGTTCACGGCCAGCGTGGGGCTCCTCGGAGCCGGTGCGATATTTCACTATGAGGGAGGCAAGTGGGGTCGGATGCCCGATGCGGACGAGTCCGCATGCGCTGACGCGTGGTTCCGAGGTCTTCGAGCGTTCCCGGAAGACGCGTGGTTTGCGGGTCCATACGAGAGAATCGACGAACATGGGGAGACCCTTCGCACGTACAAACGTGGTCCGTATGTCGTGCGTATTCGGCCGGTGAGCGGACCTATCCTCCAAGGAGAGTTGTCATGACAAGTCAGGTGCGTCGGTTTTATCTCGCATGCTTCGCGGCATACGTGCTGATCTTCCTCGGGTTCCTCGCAGCCGGGTGCGCGTCCTCGAATCAGGCTCTTGTTCAGGCGGACACGACCATCCACAGCGCGCTGGCCTCCCTCGACGACAAGGCCCACGCGTTCTGCAAGGCCAACGAGCAGTTCAAGGTCCAGTGCGCCGACTTGAACCCGGTGATGGTGAGTCTCCTCAAGGCCGGAGATACGTTCAATCGAGGGGTGGCCAACCAAACACCCGCAGGGCTCCTCGACCTCGCCTCAGCGGGAACGGCCGTGTACAAGGAGCTTCAGAAGCTCCCGAGTAGTGCGACCGTCGAAATGTTCAAGGAACTCGCTCGTGCGCTTGCCTCGGCGGCAGCGCTTTCAGGAGGTGCGAAGTGACCCAAGCAGCTGCAATCTACGCGCTCATTGAGGCCATCTACGGGTCTCAGCTGGCCAAGGACATCCTTGGGCTCTTTGTCAAGAACAAGGAACTCACCGAGGAGCAAGCGGCACTGATCCAGTCTAACCACGAGGACTATCAGCGACGCATTCAGGCTCGAAGCTGATGACGAAGATTCCGACCATGGTCCAATCCGCCCTCGTGGCGGTCGTGATGAGCCTCTTCTGGATTGGGGCCCACTGGCTCGTGGATCACCGGGTCTGGTCACAGGAGGCGGCAGAACTCTACGTCCCTGCGGCCGCTACGTGGTGCGTCCTCGAAGGCTGGAACTACGTCCAGCGGAGGAAGAAGAACGTTGAGGTGAACACGGCGCTGGCCCTCCCGCCTGGGTCGACGCGAGATGACGTCAAGGCGACCATCGCCCGAGGCGATGCGCCACCCTCGAACGTTCCGACCGACAGGGCTCCGTATCTGAAGGGAGATGTCGAGGCGAAGAAACAGGCCTACACCGATCAGGCCTTTCGAACGGGCACCGGAGACGGCTCTCCGCCTCCGGCTGCATAGAGGTTCAACGGCTCCGGGAACCCGAGACTGGGAACGTTGGCCGCCCCAGGCTGACGCGTGGAGGAGACCCGGAGCCGTTGATCGTTACTCGAACCGGAGATGCTTCCCGATAAAGGTCAAGAGAGATTGGATGACTCTCGGTTCGAGCACGATGCGGTTCGTCTCCCTCACCCCGTCCGAGGTCGTGAGGACGATGGCCCAGCCGAGAGATTGGATGACTCTCGGTTCGAGCACGATGCGGTTCGTCTCCCTCACCCCGTCCGAGGTCGTGAGGACGATGGCCCAGCCGGTGAAGTCGACATACACTCCGTCTCCGAGATAGGTCTTCATTTCGCCTCCTCGTAAAAGCCGCTTGCCCACCCGTTGATCTCGCGCATCGCCAGTTCCCAAAGTCGTCGATTGCCCTTGGGCATCGAGAGGAGGAAGACCTCCGCATCCTCCTCGGAGGTCGTGTAGCGGGGGAGCCTATCCGGGCCCACGAGGTTCGACGGAGGAGCCTCCGCCGAGACCGGGTGGACCTCGGGCTGGGGCTCCTCGAACGAGAGCCCGAGTTGACGGCTAGGTGGTTTTTTCACTGGGCCCTCACCGCCACCACGAAGCCTCCCTTGCCGAGGCTTCGAGCGTATTTCTGCGTCCAGCACCCTCCACTCCCGATGTGCCGCTCTCGGCAGTGCTTGCAGGTGTAGAGGCTTTCAAGCGTGACGCAGAGGACGATGTCTGCGAGCGTTGCGATTTGGATGTTGCGAGGCTTGTAGCCGGAAGCCCAGCAATGGTCCCGAGGAGGGAACGGGCGGAACGGGAGCCCGGCATCCTCCGCTTCCTCCCGGGCGAAAATGTCGACACCACCTCGGGGGCATTCCCCCGAGGTGACGCCTGCGAATCGTTTCGTTTGCAGCCACGCTCGAATAACGTTGCGGGCTCTCCGTTCCGTGATGGCGGTCCACGCTCGTGCTTCTGGTCCGACGATTCCGAGGATCATCGCACTACCGCCTTCTTCTGACACAGCCGGCAGGTCACGTGGGTCTTCTCGGTCGTGGCCTTTGTAAAGTCGCAAACGGTTCCGCACGCCGTCTGGTGCTTCTCCCTCGTGCGAGCCGTAGGGCTCGACCGCATCCAGCTGCGGTCGTAGACGCCGATGCTGAGGTGGGTCTTCTTCATTTCACCCTCCAAACGTATCCACACGCGTTGCAGGTCTTGTAGCGGAGTTCGACGAAGACGTCATCACGCCGGGTCTTCTCGTCCACGGTGAGTTCGTGGACCGAGGGGGAGCCGCACGACCGGCAGTTGTGGGCTCTCCGCCGATTGCGTTCGCGGAGGTTGTCGCGTTCTTCGGGGGTCATGAGGGTTCCTCCTCTGGGTGACAGACATCGCATTCCGGGTCGTCGCACGGTTCGATTCCGAGGGAGACCCGTTCGAACGCATCCGCGTAGAGGTCGGAGAGCGGCGTGCCATCCGCTCCGGCGCAAACCAGCTGGTGGACACCGCTCGACCGGAAGACGTATCCGGCCGGTGCGTCCACAAGCACTTCGTGTTCGAGGCGTTCTCGGTCTCGATGAACGGTGAGCGTTCCTCGAACCTTACAGACGGCAGTCACGAGGGAACCGTAAGTCACTGCACCCTCCAGACCTGCCGCACGTGGACTCCCGGTTTTCGATACCGGGCCAAGGGCAGCGGATAGACCGAACGGTTGTCGCAGACCTCGACGGAGCCTCCCTCGACCCGGGCCACGACGTAGTGCCCGGTGACGAAGAGGAGGTACACGCCAGAGTAGCCAGCGCTGGCCTTCTCCGTGAGCACGTCGCGCATCGAGCGGTGGGTGGCTGTAGGAAGCTCCACGAGACCGAGACCGTGCCGGAGAATCGCAAAGCGGAGGTCGGCAGGCCGCACGCCGTAGATGGCACGCTTTCCGGTGACGACCCGGAGGGTGCGTGCCGCCTCGTCCGTGGTGATCCCGAGGAGGCACGCCATCGCGGCAGGTCCGCAGTAGCGGTTCTTGCCGATGGCCGGGTGCAGAGTGGGGGTCATGCTACTTCTCCTCTGCCTTGATCCTGACGGTTCGGAGAACGGTCTCCAGCATCTCAACCTTCGAGGCGATGCAGGAGAACTCCGCTGCCCGGGCTCCGAGGTTGTGCCCGAGGTGGGTGGAAACGCGCTGCCCGTCGTTCGAGTCGTTCTTGAGCATCGCAATCGTGCGGTCGAGGAGGAACTTGTACGACTCGCGTTCCATCGCAATCGCGGCTTCGAGTTGCTCGATAAATTTCTGGATGTCCATGGCTAGGCTCCTATCGGGAGACGTGGGCGTGACGCCGACGGTCGTTGCGATGTTCCTCGTGGGCCGGGTGCAAGTCGCCGTGGAACGCGAGGGCCAGCTGGGCGAGGAGCACGAGAGCCTTGAAAACATCGCGTCGGAGGAGGGTCTTCACGTCGTTCGTCCTTCCGTTCATCGCGGCCGGTATTGGCGGCGACAAGGACGATCATACGGCCTAGACCGGATGGAGTCAAGCGCAAACGTGAACTTTTTGCTCCCACTTCGCAGAAAGGTTCAAAGCCCTTTATCCGCTGGGACTTACGGACTCCGCCTCCGAGGAGCCGCATAAACGCCCTAGGAATGATCCGAAGGGTGGGCCAGCCTAGGGGCCAGCCCACCCGCCTCCGTCCACCCTCCGCCACAGGGAGGTGGCCAAAAATTCCCAGCAAATCCGTTTACTCCTCTGCGAGGAACCTCGAAACCTCGTGCCACCGGTCAGAGGCTATCGAGAGGTCACGCCGGTGTCCCTCCTCGACGGCAACGGCATCGTCCCACTTCGTCTCGTTCCGCAGCGATTCGATTTCGCTCCGGACGAGACCCGCTAGCACCATTGGTTCCAGCGCGTCAAGCTCCCACGACTCGTCTCCGAACTCTCGGATGTACGCCACCGCCCGGGAATCCGTCACCTTGGCCGGGTTCGGAGGCGGGTTGTACTCGTTGACTTGCGGCATGTTCAGCGCGAGTCGACGAACTTCCATCCCACCCATGAAGGTCTGCAACCGTTCGGTGATATCCCGGGTCATGTCCATCCCGCTGGGGTCGTGGTCTCCGAAGTGCAGGATGATCGGAATCTGCCGGTGATCCGCGTAACGACGGAGCCGCATCGCACCGCTCCACATCTCGGATTGCGAGGTGTAGCCTCGGCAGGAGAAGAAGGGCACGTCAAGCTCCTCGCAGACTCCCTCGATGACGCCCACCAGCGCGTCCTTCTCAATCCAGACCTCCGGGCGGAAGGGCTGACCGTGCCACTTGTCAATCCGGAACCCAGCCGCAGCCGACCGCATGATGTCGGCCGGAGAGTCCCAGTGGGAGACGGAGCGGAGGTTGCGCGTGCGGTCGATGATGGCGTGCCAGTCGATGAAACCGCACATCCGCCCGTCGTTGATCGCGTCTCCGAGTCGTTTGTACTCCTTGTCGGAGTTCTTGATGAGGTCTCGGGCCACGAACTGGTAGTACAACTGCCGGAGCGTCAACGTGAACCCGAGGAGCCGGTATTCGTCGATGATCTTGTTGGCAATCTGAATCGTCGCAAGACGTTCAACGCCGAGGGTCTTTTGCATGTACGAGATTTTGGGCATCGTCCTTCTCCACATTCGGGCTGATGATGTAGGTGACGGGATACGGATTCCCGCTCATGATTTCGAGGAGTCGTTGAAGACCCTCCTCGGTGACGAGGTGCAGCGCACCCCGAGGTCTCCGTGTGAGCTTGTCGAAGATTTGGACTCTCACTTTACCTCCTCGGTCTGTCGAGCACTGAAGACCGCGCACGCTCTCCCGAGGGAAGAAGATGCGCCGGCAATCTGCACGAGATAAACGGGTGTTGGCTCTTCGCCGTCTCCGTTGACGTCTGCGCTCGACGGCCATTGCACAACGCCCCAACCGACGACGTGTCCGACCTCGTGGCTGTAGAGGCTGCGAACTTTTGTGAGGTAAGGAAACGTCACTTCACGCCTCCGCTCTCTCCGAACATCCGCAACGGCGGCATCAGGTCGTCGGGTTCCGGGCGAATCGGTTTTGCGAGGGCTCGAAGGTTCCGGCGCACGAGGCGCATCTCCTTCTCCACGGCCTTGATCTCTCGACGGAGCCGACTGCGCTTGTTCGAGAGCCGTTGCAGCCTGCGAGCTTCGAGGATGATCATTCGTTCGTTGGTTGGCATCGTTAGGCTCCTTCCACCTTTGCCATTCGAATCAATTCCATTTCGATTCCGTGCGGAGTCTGCCCCCACTCGCCATACCACTGCATCAGGTCGAGGACTTCTGCGACCTGTTTCAGTCGGATCATCTCGTCTCGACGCTGCGTGCGCGTCTTGTCTTTGGGGATGCCTCCGACGGTCATCGTGCCGGGCTCCAGCGCGAACTTCGCCAGGAGCACTCCTCGACGGACAACCCGTTCGATCATGTCGTCGGGTTCCAATCGTTTACGAGTCGCCATCATTCCCCTCCTCGAAGTATTCGGCCGGAGTCATCACGCACGTGCAGATTTCACGTCGACACCGGTCTGGGTTGTTGTTCCCGGAGACCTCGACGTATCCGGCTCCGTCGCACTCCTTACAGTTGGGGTCTGCCTCGGAGCGGAGGAGACGTTCGAGGATAGTGCGTTCGTTCATTCGAGCCCCCATGAGGTTGTATCCGGCCAAATCTCTCGGCGTGCGACGTTCTTGCCGCTCCGCTCCCGTTCGAAAACCTTGATACCAGGACTTGTTAACGCTTCGATTTTTGCCTCGGTGAGTGCGAACTCTCGACTGGTTGTTTCAACGATTACAATTCCTCGACCGACAACCATGTAGGGCGTGATTTTGGGTTTCATGAGTTCCTCCGCGTGATCTCGGGAACGGGATTGATCTCAACGGCATCGTGGTCGTTGGTCGTCGAGGCGGGCAGCGCCATCCGGAGGTTTTCCGCCTCGACCCTCGTGAAAGGACCGTAGACTGCGAGGATACGTCCGGTGGCGTAGTCTGTCGTGACAACCACGTGGGTCTTGAGTTCGCGCTGCTTCGTTCGGCAGGTCGTGCACGTTACGAGGTGGCTTTTGGTCGTCGTGTGCTCCTGGGGAACGGAGCGGCCACACAACGTCGTTGGGGTGTAGCTTGGGTTGAAGAGAGCCTTGTCCTGGGGTCGAGACGGGTTCGAGTCGAAGTGGGTTTTCATGACTTCCTCCCTCGTGGAATCCAGTTCAACTTGTCGAGCCGCTTTCCGTCTTCGACCCGGAGCGGAGTGACCACGACGGTCCACTGGTTCCGGCAGGACGGTCGTGGGCAGGTTCGAGAGATGACTTGCGTTGCAGCGTCCATCGCCTCGACCTTGCGGAGGGAGGTCTCGCAGCAGGGGCAGAGAAGACGGAGACGGAGAGTCACTTGCCCCTCGGAGCGAAGCTCCGGATGAACGAGACGTAGACGAGAACCTGGACCACGATGAGAGCGAGGTAAATGCCGTCCATCATAGCACCTCTTCAATCGAGAGAATCGACCGAGACGGGTACATCCGCTTGCAGTAGACTCGGACTTGCGTCTCATCGAGGAGTGCGAGGAGGATGGTTCCGGGTCTCGGTCGACCGAATGTAACGCGGAAGAGTCTCACAGCCACTACTCCTTGTCGAGGTTCCGGTTGATCGTCGAGACCATCTTGCAGGCCAGGTAACGGCTCTGGAGGCTGACGAGAACTTCTCCGGTCTGGGCGACCTTGACTTCCCACTCGGTCGTTTCGGGGTTCTGCTTCGCGGTGACTCGGTTCGAGTTCGCCATCACGCACACTCCTCGACTGCGCCGAGGCGGAGAGCCTTCGTCCAGTCGGACAACGGAACCCACTGGGAACCCGATTCCTTGGCGTAGAGGCGGATGCCCCACGCCTCGGGCGATTCGGGAGAGGACTTCGGAAGGAGCCCGAGGGCCACGACTTCGACCCGCATGCCCTGCAAGCGGTAGGTTCTTCCGAGGAGGTCATCGGCGGTCAACGTCTTCATGAGAAGAGATTAAATCCGGGCTGGACCTCCGGTCAACCAAAAACGTGCGGTCTAGACGGTTTATTTTTGAGCCCTTTAGAATCAACCAGTTAGGCCTGGGCGTCAGGAGGGAGGAACTGAAGATACTCCTTCAACGGTCGAAACCTTCCAGCCCGAGGGACGGGAACTCGATATATTGCCCACCCTAGCTGGGTTAGTCGTTCGTCTCTCCGTCGATCACGTGCGGGTTCAGCCCCGATTCTATGGTAAGGACCGTCAACCTCTACGCAAATTTTCAATATCGGATGGGCGTAGTCCAGTCGATAAAAGGAACCGGCAGAATCAAATTTTACCATATATTCTGCGGTATACCCAGAGGATTCCAAACGTTTTCGGATTTCGAAGAGGATGGGATGTTCCCAAAGTTTCCGTCTCAGGACGAGAGACCTCACCGGCCTGATCACCGGTCTCCGGAGCTTCCGGGGAAGCTTGTGGAATTGAAAGAAAAGACGTTTAACCATTAGGAGCCTCTAGAACTCCACCCGCCCACCGGCCCAGCCTCGGGGGTGGCTGGGCCGGGGTGCGTCGCCGGGAGGAATCGCTACATGGCCGGAGCGCCACTCTCCTCGGGGTTGGCCGCCATCGAGTCGTCGGGCTCCTCGTCGACCCGGTTCACGACGATGGTCTTGCCGGTCAGGGACTTTGCGAAGCTCCCGGCATACTCGTACAGCGCACGCTCCTGCAACCGGTCGAGGTCTCGGAACTTGTACACGCCGTAGGTGCCCTTGTCGTTCGAGGCGGTTGCGCTCTCGACGGTGTAGAGACGGGAGAAGATGGAACCTCGACGCGTGTTGATGAACGTCGTCAAGTCCTTGGCCGCAGCGCGCTGCTGCTTGTTCGTGGTCTTGATCGAGATGACGATGGGCTCCGGCTGACGGTCAGCGTGCAGGAGAATCGCGGCGAACTCGACGAAGACCGTGGCGAGCGGAGGAATCCACTTGCCGGTCTCTTCGTCCTTCGTGCCCTGCAACCGAGGGTCATCCGGCGGCACGTTCGAGTCGATCAGGCCACCGCCCTCGGACCTCGGACGGAACTGCACACGTGACACGCTCCGCTGCGCCGCGATGAAGTACAGCGGACCCTTGCCGTAGATTTCACCGGTGACGTCGTTGAAGAGGTCGAACATCTTCAAGTCTTCCATGAACTCCGGTTTCCCGGGAGTCATCTGGGGAGAAAGACCCTGCGCGATGGCGAGGCGGGGGAACCGCATCTCATCGCGGCTGACTCCACCCTTGCCGGTCTGGTCGTCGAGGTCCATCCAGTCGGGCGCTGCGTCTGTCGGACCCACGAGAGCGGCCGTGGACTTCTGGAGTGCGAGCCCGGTGGCCTTCTCCTCGACAATCTCCGCGTTCACGGTTTTGATCGTTGCAGGAACTTGACTCTTTGCCATCTGTGTTCTCCGATTCTTGATTCTTGATTCTTGGTTTGGGTCGTGCTCGTTCATCCTACATTTCCGGTCCACCCTTCGGCAACACCTCCATCTTCTTGGGTTCGGGCTCCTCGGTCTTCACCCAGTGGATCACCGTCACGTCGTAGAACGTTCGTGCCTTCTCCTTTGCATGGGCCTGATCGCGGCACCCTGCGAAGTTCGTGGTCACCTCTCGCAGAGAACCGTCTCCGTTGCGGAGCGTCATCTTGACTCTATAGACCGGCATCGGTCTGCCGCCTATGCATCCGCGTATCGGGAGAGACCCGGAGGTGATACTGCTGTTCGGTCTCGGTGCGACGGTCCTTCGAAGGAATGAACGCGGGTTCCTCCTCGGACGACTCGGTGTGAATGTGGAACCGGAGCCCGGTCAGCCGTTCGAGGAACTGCTCGGTGACGATGATTACTTCGGCTTCCTCCCTCGAAATGGGGTTGGGCTCCTTGTCGAGTCCGACAATGTGCGCGAGAGTCTTCGCACCGCTCTTGACGGTGAGCGTGAATCGGGTCTTCGTCATTCTTCGTCCTCCGTGATATCGTCCTCGTTGCCCTTCTCCCCCGGGGTGAAGACCGGTTTGACGAGAGCCCAAACCTTCGTTCCGGCCGGGAGGTCTTCGCCTTCCAGCAGCAACTCCTTTCCGGTGACGTTCAACTTCTGCCACCCCAACGACATCGACCGTTCGAACCCGTTCTCCAGCGCCCAGAGCCGGTTCTCTTCCGCGTTGATGACGCTGAAATACGGCTCCTCCTGGATTCGCACGCCGTCACCGTTCACGAGTTCAATCGAGGTCGTGCCCTCGACCTCCCGCATCTGTACGTCCATCAACTGCGTGACCGCGTCGAGGCGGAGTTGAATCTCCTTGAGCTCACGCTTCTTGCGGTTCTTCTCCCTCCGCAGCGCGATGTAGGCCTGCGAGAGCGCAACGGCGGAGCGGATGTACCCGGGCTCCGATTGGATGCGCTTCTTGAGTTCGTTGACCTTGTCCGCCTTCTTTGCCGCCTCGGCTCCGTAGAACTTCGGGAGGAGAGGGGTGAGGTGGGCGTATTTGCCTGGCTTCTTCGCCATCAGAGAGCCATCCTCAAATCCCGCAACTGGGACTCGTATTCTCGTGCCTTCTCCGTATGCCTGGCTTCTGCTTCCCGGTCTCCGGCCTGACGGGCATCTCCCGCTGCATCCCACTCCTGATCGGCCTTGCGGCGGAGTCGTTGCCCCTCGGGTCCCAAGCCATCGGCGGAGCGGTCTCGTAAACGTCCCATGGTCCGTTCGTCCTTTCATCGGCCGGGAGAGTATGTCTCCCGGCCACCTAGCCGTTCGCTACGCCTGGTAGGCGGAGCCGACCCATACAAGGGTCTTGATTGCGCGGGTGATCGCGACGTATTGAATATTGCGCTCCTCCTGGTTGTGTTCGCGGAGGGTGTTCCGGAGAACGAATACACGGTCAGCCTCAAGACCCTTCGAGCGATGCACCGAGGAGCACGTGATGACGCCCTTCTGGCCCAGCCCGTCGTCGGTGAAGAGGGCATCGATGTTCTGGCTGATTGCGTCTACGCTCTTGGCGTCTGCCGCGAGTTCGAGAAGCATTCCGGCCTGGTCCGCAATGAACTCAAGCTTGGCTTCGAGCGAAGCCTTGCGCTTGGGGTTCTCTGCGAGCATCGCCCGGGTGCGCTCCGTCTCTCGGGATTCCCACGTGCCCACGCGCTGCAGGAAGACGGGAACCGAGGACTTGGCGGCACCGGTCGCAAGCTTCCGGACGAGACCCTTCAGTCCGGAGCCGATGTCCCGGCCGGCAATCCGCGCACGCTTCCCGCTTCGCAGGAGCGACATCGCAACGGAGACGAGGGGAGCGTTGGCCCGGGAGAGGATGAAGTCTCCGAGGGCTGCGGAGGCGGTCAGCTTGTCGGCGGGAATCGCCTCGATGGAACCAGGGTTGTTCTGTGGTGCCGCCTCGAAGGAGGGAACGAACTGCTGCGCAAGTTCGACGATAGCCTTGCCGCAGCGGTAGGTGACCGTGAGCCCGAGTTCGGTGGCGTGCAGTTCGTTCTTGAGACGGTCGAGGCTGTTGGAGTCCGCTCCTCGGAAAGCGTAGATGGCCTGGTGGTTGTCGCCCACGACTCCGATTCTTCCTCGGCAAATCCCCTGCGCGATTTCGAGTTGCGCAACCGTCATGTCCTGCGCTTCGTCGACGACCACGAGGTCATACTGCTTCGTGAGCCAGCCGTTTCGAACCGGGAGGAAGATCATGTCGGAACCGTCGATGGCCATCGGACGAACCGTGGCGGCCAGGTCCATCGCGGCTACCGCCTTCGAGGTGACGTAGTGGATGTCGAAGTTCGAACCGGTCCAGGAGTCGTCGGGCACGCACTCGAACTGGATGGCGAGGTCTTCGAGTTCTTCCGGCCGGGTGGCGTGCGGGGTGATCTCTCGACCCTTGGTGTGGAGCTTCGAAACGAGCCGCTTGATCGCATCCGGAGCGGTGACGCCGCAAACCTTCTCTGCGAGTGCGTCTGCCCGGGCTCCGGAGAAGTCCACGCCGACCTTCTCCCAGAACCGCTTCACCGCTGCGAGTCCGAGAGCGTGCAGGGTCTTGACTTCGACGTTGAAGCCGACGAAACGGGTGACGAGTTCTTCGGCAATCCGCTTATTGAAGGCGCACACGACGACACGCTTGCCGGGGTTGACGGCGCACCACCGCTTGACCGCCTCGACGATGGTCGTGGTCTTCCCGGTTCCCGCGAGGGCTCGAACGACCAGGTGGCCGTCTGCGTTGACGAAGAAATCGAAGATTCCGAGTTGCTGCGAGGACCAGTTCCGAGCGGTTTCGAGGGTCTGCATTTTCGTTCGTCCTTCCGTCGTGGCGGCCAGTATTGGCGACCAACGAGTAGAGTCTAGACCGATTTAATCCTCGGCGTCTACCATTATTTTCATCCACCCTAAGTTCTTCGTTTCGTGGGGGTTAGCTACTCCTCCTGCAACGCTCGAATCCACGCCGATGACGTCAGGTCTGCGAGGTTCCGCTTTCCTTGGCGCGCCTTGAAGACGACGTGGTCAATCGTCTTCTGGCCCTTTGGCCCGGTCGCAAGCAGATGGTAGTACGACACCGCCTCGACCTGCCCAGGCCGATGCACGCGGTCTTGCGACTGCAGATCATCCTTCAAGTTGTAGTCCTCGGAGAGGTTGAAGACCGTATGCGCGGCCGTGAGGTTGAGCCCCATGGAGCCGGTCTTCTTGATCCCCACGACCACTGCCGGTCGATCACGTGGAGCCGTCCTCGGGTCGAGGAGCCGTAGCGTGCGATCACGCTCCGCCTTTTTCTGCCCTCCTCGAAGCTCCGCCACTTCCATCCCCGCGTATCGCTCCCGCAGCGCCGCAACCGTTCGCTCGACCTCCGGAACGAACCGAGACCAGACGAGGAGCTTGAGTGTCGGGTCTTTATAGAGGGTCAGGTCCATCCACTGGAGGAAGAAATCGAGCTTTTCACGGCTGATCTCCTGAACCGGAGCCGTTGCACTCCGCGCCACGGTGCTCAACGTGGGCGTGGGGTCTTCGTCCTCGATGTCAAAGATCATCCAATCGGGAATCGTCTCTGCCTTGATGTTCGAGAGGTCTTGCTGCATCTCGATGCCCGGAGCTTCGAGCCCTCCGAGGAACCCGGAGGTGATCTGCGCGAGGCGCATGACCTTCGTGATTGCTTGTTGCGCAACCGAGATGGTCGACTCTGAGAGCCACGCCACGAGTTCGTCTCGCATCTCTCGATACAGCTTCCACGTCGAGGCATCCATCGGAACGGTAAAGATGACGGGCGGAAGCTTCTCCGGGAGGTCGAGACATTCGGCCTTGAGTCGACGAATGACGTAGGGTGCGAGCCGTTGTTGAAGGTCGTCGAGGTTGACCCAACCGACGATTTGCCGATTCTCGAAGCCTCCGAGAATCGCGTATTTGGATTTGAACTGTGTGTACGTCGGGAGCCCGATGATCCGAGGGTCGAGGAGGAGCCCTTGGGCAAAGAGGTCTCCGGGGTTGTTCGGCACCGGCGTGCCGTTCAGGAGCCACGACCAACCGCATCGCTTCCGGAGTTCTCGGCACGCTCTAAACTGCTGGCTCTGCGAGTTCTTGACGAGGCTCGACTCATCGAGGATGATGACCGTTTTTGGGCCGCAGAAGTTGAACAGCTGCTTGTAGACGGTTCTGTCTCGGATGTATTCGTAGTTCGTAATGACCCACTTGAGCGATTGCTTTGTCTTCCCCTCGAAGAACCACTGGTTAGGTCTCGACCGGAACTCCGTGATCACTGATCCAAAGCCATCCCACAAGTGCTTTCGAAGTTCTCCAAGCTCCGACTCGAACCAGACTGGGCGCACTCCATTCGGGCAGACGACCAATGCTCGATCAACCATCCCCTCGTAGGCGAGGACTTGCGCCGCATCGATCACCTGTTTCGTCTTCGCCACGCCCATCTCATCGAAGAGACCGAAGCACCGAGGGAAGATACGCCCTCGGGCGGGGTCAATCTCCTTGATCAACTCCTCGACGCCAACCACTTGGTGGGCGTAGGGCGGGAGCCGAGTGTATTGGCGGAAGTCGATCATCGGGTGGGATACTTTCCCTTGAGCGCATTCGCACAGATGACCTTTACGTCATCGGCAAAATCGTTCTTGATTATCCATTCGAGATACCCTGTCTCAACCATCCGGAGCGGTTTCCCTCGGTGTTTCCCTCCAAAGTTGACGACCACTTCTCCGTTGGCCCAGATGAACTTCCCGCCCTTGTCGACGGCTCCGGCCGGAGTGGGGAAGCAGAACGCGGCAAGCTCCGGGATGGTCCGAGGAACGTGGTCCCAGCCCTCGACCTGGGCGGCCAGAACCTTCTCCGTAGCGGCCACGTCTGCCCCCGCGTCATGGGCGTCCTCGAAGCCTCCCGGGTCGACGAACTCTTTGTATGCAGCTTGCAGGTTCCGAGGGAAGAGAATCTGAAAGAGGCGAAGCGCATCGACCACGTGGCTTTCGTTCTTCTCCCAGTCCCATTCGACGTGCGCTCGACGCATCTCCGCCCGGAGCACCTTGAGGTCGTAGGTGACGTTGAACCCAGCCCAATCGACCTTCACGAGGGTCTTCACGAGGACGGGCGCCATCTCATTGAACTTGTGCGGCTTTTCGAGGCCAATCCGTTCGTTAACGGCGGCATGGTCCTTCGTCGCCTCGGCGGGAACCTCGATGGTCGGGTCCACGAGCGAGACCCATCTGACCGGGTCTTTGTCGGGATAGTGCTTAGTGATTGCTATCTGCCAGATGCGGGCTGTCGCTGGGTCGAGACCGGTGGTTTCAAGATCAAGCACCGCCAACGGCCGTTCCAGCTTCAACACGCGGGCAAGATTCACTTCCTCACCCTCAACACTTCGACCTCGGAGGCACGGAGCCCGTTCTCATGGATGATCGGCGTGAACTGGACGGGCTCTCCCTCCTGGAGTTGCTCGAACAAGGTCTGGTCTCCGAGGAACCCGGAGATGTGGAAGAATCGGGAGTGCCCGTCTTCATCGAGGATGAACCCAAACCCTTTTGTAGCATGGACGCGGATGATCGAGCCTTTCATGATTGCCCTCGGGAGTCGATTTCGGATTGGAGATACCACAACGCTTTCCGGAGGTCTTCGAGGCTATCGGCTCCCGGCTTTCGGCCGGCACGACAGATGTACTTCGTGGCGTTGCCGAGGCGGTAATTGAGCTTCCACGCGTCGACCACCTTGATGTGTTCGTAGAGGTCAGCGGCTCCGCCGTAGTGGGCTGGGTGGTTGACGCGTTCCTCCTCGACCGGAGAGAGGTCTTGGATTTGGTCCTCGGGAATCTGAGTCACCGGAGTTCGATGGAGGAGCCCGACTCCATCCTGGTAGCCCATCCGCCCTTCACCGTGTATCGGGCAATCCGTCGAGGGAGATTTGCCCGCCAGGCAAATACAGTTGGGGTGACGCTTCTTCGGTCGAGGCACGCCGTGGATGGGGCACTGCGGGTCGACCTCCAAGCTATCCTCAATCGCTCCGGGCGGACAGATACACTTGGGCCCCATCTTCTCCTCAGGCACGTAATGATTCTCCTCGCTCATGATTTCGCCTCCCACGCAGTCTTCCGTCGTTCTATCCATTCGATGCCGGCACAACACCAATCGACGTGACAGAACGGTTTAAGAACGTCGATTGCTCGATTGAACCGCTCCGGAGCCGGAGTGCCCTTGTAGACACAGTGAGCAAAGAGCATCGACCAAACGATATGCCCCCAGACTTCGTTCCAGTCCTCCTTGTTTGGGATTTGGAGGACGAGGAGTTGAAAATCCGTGTCGGCGTCTTCGAGGATGCTCTGAATGATTTTGTCGTTCCCCTCGTGCGTATTCAATTGCATTGAGTGTGTGTAGATGGTTCCGTCTTCGTAGGGGTTGGGAATCGGCTCCGGCGTCGCATACAACGGCTCTCGAAGGAGCGGCAGCGTCCGCTCGAACACCTCGACATACGCGTGGTAGTTGACGGAGACCTGCCGATAGACGCCCATCGGGACGCCTATCCAGTTGGCCATGTATTCAAGGAGGAACGAGAAGTGGACGGCGTTGGCGCCGTAAGCTCCCCAGATGATATCGTTCGACCGGTTAAAGACGGTCAACTCCAGCTTACCCTCGGTGTTGATCTGGAAGGTGGCTTCGAGGTTGCAAGGGAGGTCTTTGCCCTGGCGCCCGAGATCAGCCTCCACATCCCACATCTGGAGAACCTGACGACGGTCCTCGGGATTTCGCTTGAGTGCTTCGGCAATGAGCTCAAGTTGGTCGATGTCGAAATGTCTCCGCCATCGGAACCCGTAGGCTCCCCAGAGCAGACTTCCGTCGTCGGAGTAGGCCGCCATCTGCTTCGCATAGCGGAGCAACGGCACCACATCATTCCTCCCGGCCAACATCCACAACGACTCGTACAGATGGAAGAACGGGTTGGCATCTCGCTCCGGCCAGAACAGGACTCGTTCCCACGGTCGTTCGTAGACAGTACACACAGGCCACGGTGCCTGGAGGACTGGACCGTTACGGCTCTCTCGACGGATGCCGTGCTCCTTGAGGAGCCGGAGCCCGAGGGGAAGTGCCTCGTGAACATTGCGTGCCTCGATGACTTTCATCTTCCCCTCGCTAAGGTTTCGAGAGCCGTAGCAATCCGGAGGAGACTTGTGTTCATGACGAGGAGACCTCCGAGGAGTGCTCCTGCAATGAGTGAAAGGGATACGTTGATGAGAAAGTTTTCCTTCATCCTTTAATCCTTTCGTCGAACCCCGAGGGAACCCCCACGTGCCCCCTCGGGTATCCGTGTTAGAGGTTACTGAACTGACGAGAGAAATACGTCGTACACCCGACGTTCCCGCGTGCGGTCGGCATCGAGTCCGTTTTTGCCGGGAGCCGTTCGTGTAAGCAAAGTTCCTTGGAACCGATACCGATTGCCGTTCCCGTCTCGACGATAGCTCTCCACCCACGAGGTCAAGAGCCCGGCATAGTTCGTGAGGAACGGAGACCGCTCCGACGACTCTGCGACGCCATTGTGGTTACGGTCGTGCCACCATTCGAGCTTCGCTCCGAGTGGTTGTGTCGAGTCAATGACGGCGACAGCCACCCCGCCATTCAGAGACATATTGATCTTCTGAGCAGCATCGAATCCGTTCACGGCTCCGGCAATAGTCCAGTTCCCAAGTAGATTTCTGCCGCAGACTTGTCCCGAGGTCGGGAGGTCGTAGGTTAAGAAGGCGACATCACTGTTCACCTCCGTCCACGAGGTCATCTTCTTCGTGCCGTCACAGTTGAAGTCGAACATGACTCCGTCCTCTGGGCGCGTGAACTTCACGTTCTGGCTCCCTCCGGTATTCGCAACGATGGGACTCTGACACTGCCAGTTGCTTGCGTAGTAATTCCATTCGTATTCGCAGTAGTTGTCGGGTGGCGGAGGGGGGCAATTTGCCTGCACGTTGATGAACGATGGACCGGGCTCAACCCAAATACCAGGATGGAACGGATCAGGCATGTATGACCCTCTTGCCCCAGCCGCAACCGCCGCTCCACAAGCCCACCATTCCGCCTGGGCCACCGAATCTTCAAGAGTGTATTCATCGTGGTCCGTGCAGTGACTGGTTTCGCTGTCCCAGTAACTCCCGCCTGTGCACATTGCCATAGCTCCCGGGAACCAGACTTCGATTTGGGTGCCGGCACAGTCGCCCGGGCGTTGCATCGCAAATGCCCGTATGATATTTGTACTGCTTGCGTCGGCTAGTACAAACGCTCCCGGAGTACAGTTCTGCGCTTGCGCCTCTCTCGACAAACCCAACACCCCGAGGGACATGAGCATCACGATTCCTACGCTTCTCATCTTGCTACCCTCCTTTGACGGTTGCCCTGGGTTGGTACGACGACTTACACGGCTCCTGGATACTTGGACCTCGGCTCACCCTCTCCGAACTTCACCCGGCAATACTTATCGAACTCGCAGAGGCTATGTTCGATTTCGCGCATCTCCAGGTCTGGAACATGATCCTCTCGAACCTTTCCCCATGGGGAATCGCTCGCATACCGGTTGTCACTGATATCGAGGAGCATCTTCATCGAGCGGATAGCCTCTTCCCGAGGTTTGTGTTTAAGTTCGAGCCGTCGCAGTCCTCGAATCGCCCCAGGCCCGGGGTTGGCCCACGTCATGATGTCGGTCGCATCGTTCAGGAGAACGGTCCACCGCATATCCGAGACCATCTCATAGCCCATGAAACCGCCGACACCCTTGACAGTCTGAAGGAGGTCGAACGTCTTCTCCAGGCTCCTCGTTCCACGTGCCGTCTCGGCAAGCTTGAAACGGAGGTCGAATAGCCTGGAGCAGTAGCTCACAATGGCGTCGACCTTCGGGATACCCGGTTCACTCCACACGATGTGTGCGCCGGTGAAGACCTGTTCCCCCTCGGAGAGCCGCTGTTCCAACAGCGCTTCGATGTCGGCTCCTCGCCAATCGGTCTTCCAGCCTAGAACCTCTGCCGTGCCCGTCCAGTTGAACATCCGATACCAACAGATGTTGAAGGCAATCTCTTCGAACGGCGCATCGCGGTGCGGGTCGAGGAAGTTCTTGGTCAGCCAGACAGTGCCGGCATCGAGTTGCCGAAAGGCATTGGTGAACTTGTAGTCGCGGAGAATCGGATCAGCGGTCCACGGCTTGGGCTCCCCCGCCATCCGCTTCAGGTAGATGCGATGTCGCTCATTGATCCAATAGAAGAAGAGGTCAATGGGCGCGGTCTGGAGGTCTTTCATTCGTTCATCCGTCCTTTCCGAAGTTGTTAGATAAGTCGGAGTCGTTTCAACGTCTCCTGCAACGCCTCTTCCCGGGAGAGCTTCATCACCTCCACTCCCGCATCTTTCAATCGAGGGAGGATGGACGTCATGAGTCGACGGTTGCGGCTCTCGGTGTTCTTTGGGCTCAGTGGACGGTCGTCTCCGCGTTCATCGCGTCGAGCTTGAATTCCCTTGAGACACTCGTCGATGGGGGTGGTCAACGCGAGGACGAGGAGCGGAAAGGAGCGGTGGAGAGCAATCGTGCGCGTGACGTCGTCTTGACTGATGATGCCCTCGAAGAGGACATCGTGGCCGGGAAGACCTTCGGCGTGGTCGCGCACGGAGTCGAAGACATCGCCCGGGCTCTTGAGCGTATCGCCTCCGCCGCACGCGGTTTCGTAGTGACCAACCACCCAAAGCGGAGGACGGAGCCCCGTCGAGTCCCATTCGAGGACATACCCATAGGGCTGTTTGCGCCCGTCGATGAATTTGGGAGTCTTGCGATGGTAGCGGTCCATCACCGCTCGAACGAGCGTTGACTTGCCGGAGCCGCCAGTGCCACGGATGTTCACAATCATTCCTTCGTCCTTTCATTCGTCAAAAGGAGGTCGAGAAGGGCATGAACTTCTCGACCTCTAACCGCGAGAGTCCGAAAGCGAAACGATACCGGAGTCGGAGCGGAGTTACAACACCCTTCTCCGCCCGTCTCCGAGGACTCCCGGAGGGAGGCTGGCCCGAGGGCCAGGGCTCCTCCCTCGGGTCGTTTCTACGTGGCCCGGGCCATGTCCTTCCGGGCTCTCCGGTCTCGGAGGTCTTCGAGCCGATGGGTGAGGAACTCGTGGGTTCGGAGGTATTCCATTTCGGCATACCGCCAATCCCACGGTTGCCATCCGAGACGTATCTTGATTCGGTCCCACTCCTTGTCGGTGATGGCCGGGTAGTCAGGCTCCCGGATGACGAAGTCTCGACCGAAGCTGAATGCCCCCTCGAAGCGGACCATGAGCTTATCGGCTTCGAGGACGGGCGGAGACATCACTGTCGAGAGCCCCCAGTGACGATAGAGCATCGTTTGCGCCCGGTCTTCCGCCTCGCAGTATGCCTTCATTGGCGGAGACTCCTTCAACCACTTGGTGACGTCTCCGAGGATGTACTCCGAGTCGTCGTGGTGGAGCCCTTGCAGACTCACGAGGAGCAACAACTCTCTCCACTGGGAGTCGTCAATGGGGGTGTACCCTTGATTCGCAAGCAATGCTGCAAGCTTTGAGACGTACACCGCGTGCTGCGCCGTCGACAACGGCTCCCTCGACGCTCCGGCCCACCGGTTCTGAATTGCCAGGTGATGGGCCACGTCTTCGAGGACAATGTCCTCCGGGCGGAGGTCGAGTGGATTGACCTTCTTGCGTGACGGATAGGTTGTGATGAATGGGTCCACGGTCTCTCGTCCTTTCGTTAGACAACTTCAAGGCGGATGACGCTTTTGGGTTTGTCCCAAGGGTTCCGGAGATCAGGGAGCCGCAGCGCTTTTGCCGCTGTTAAGACCTCGGAGCCACAGAGCGATTGTTCGTGCCCATCGCCACAACGCAAGCACCCCGAGGGTGGGCACTCCTCCATCGGTTCGAAGTGATATCCGCGTTCACCGGTCGTGAGATTCCCAGTATCAACACGCCGGTGCATGGGCACCATATGGCCGTGGCACTGGTCGGCCGTCAAGAACTCGGGGCCCATCGACTTCCACATCACCGAGTTGACCCGCGTGTATTCGTAGCAGAGCGAGTAGGTCATCCCGAGTTGCTTGGCCCGGGCGCTGTAGAGCGTATGCCCCTCCCGTCGATACTCCTCGACAATCGTCTTCTGTCCACCGCACTGGTTCTCGGTGAACAGTTCCGCGAACCTCCGAGACCGCTCGTCAGGGAACTTCTTCGTGATCCGCTCGACCATCGCCCGGGCCCACGCGTGTCCCGCCTCGACGAACTTCACGATGACGTGGTCGGCTCCCGCCTCTGCGAGTCGTTCGAAGAGGTGGAGCACGTCGTCGTGGGAGACGACTCCGGGGATGATCGGATTGCATTGGATGGAGACGTAGATGCCCTGAGCGTGCAACTCCCGTATTTCGTCGAGATGCTCAGCGAGGGAGACCGCTCCCGGAGAAAGGCGATGCCACGTGTCCTGGTCCGGGGTGTTGAGAGACTTTTGCGCATAGCTGTACTTGTTCTGCCTCAGGATGTCGAACGCCCACGATGGGTAGTGGAGGCGAGAGAGGAAGAAGACAGGGAGCCCTGCGTCTGTAAAAGCTTGCGCGCCTTCTTGAGTGTTGTGGTAATACTCCTCGATTGGGAGGAACGGGTCCGTGAACGAGGAGAAGTAGCCGGCAGCGGAAACCTGCATGGATTTAAGTTGTTTTCGGACGTGAGCCCCGTATCCGAGAGGAACAGTAACAAGTCCACTGCCACGGTATCCTCGGGCGCCACTGTTGATGTAGCAAAATTGGCAACCAACCGAACACCATCCGCCGTATGGCTGAGTGAGAATGGCATCAGTCTCACACGGGCGGTCTCGTTGCCCGTTTTCGAGTCCATCACCTTTACTCGAATACCAACCCTGTAAATCCTTTCCCTTGTCTTGGCGGATGTGCGGAAACGGGTCGAGGAAGACCGTGACGTCTTTGAGGTTCTCTTCTTTTGCACCGCGCACCATCCCTATCTTTGCCCACCGCTGCTTCATCACCCGGCCGGTAACGTCGTCGTGCTTCTCCTCGATAGGTCCGAGGATGTCGCGCATTTCCGGGTCGACCTTCATGAAATACTGGTAGGCTTTCCGCGTAGTTGACTCTTCGTCGAGATTGGCGAGGAAGTCTGTTTCACTTTGCATGGTTATCTCCTGGAATCTCCCCCGGGGTCCAACGCGATCAAGAGGATGACCGTCCAAACCACGAGACCGATGCCGATGATCGCTGCGGCGGTGTACGTTCCGTATTCGCTGTTGAGCCCATAGCCTGCATACGCGAACAAGACCACGGCCAGGTAAAACGGAATCGAGAGAAACACCACCCTCTGCGTAAAGCTCGTCATGTCATTCATCCTTTCAGGAGGTTCGTTGTGAATCTTCTTCCAAACGTCGTAGTTGTACTTAGGATACACGCTACGCTCCGATATTCCACATCAGCACCGGCTGACGTAACGTCTCCATCACTCCAGGCGTATGCATCCACGCCCAGGCGCGAACTTCGTAGTGCGCATGCGCCGGGAACGGCGGCAACCGCTCTGCCCGGTTTTCGTAGTAGTCACACATCGACGTCACGACCCGGAGCCGGTTCTGGATGCACGGACCGAGACCCGCCATCCGCTCGACCTCCCTCCGGAACCGCTGCTCCTCTCTCGCATACCCCTGCACCGCGATGACGTGCCCCTCGAAGCCTCGGAGGACACCCGCGAGGTGGGTTCCCGTTCCCGTCGGCACCACGACGCACCCGGGGTTGGCCTCTCCTACAGCCTCCCGAGTCTCTGCCTCTACGGCCGCAACCGTCTCCGGAAGGCGGAGCCCGGTGGGGAAGAGGAACCACGGCTCATAGACCTGCTGAATCAGGTGGTTCGCCATCTCGTAACGCATTGTGAACTGTCGGCCTGCCACGAGGGGCACGAGGGGAACCCCAAGAGACCGCACCGCCAGACACGGCCCGGGAATTGCCTCCGGGTCGCCAACGTATTGCGGGTATCCGACCAGCACCTTGCGCCCGAGGGTCAACCCGATGGTCGCCACGAGTTGCCCGTTCAAGCTCCGGCCGGTATCGACCACGGCCATCACCCGGACATCCGGTCGAGCCTCCATCGCCGCATAGACACCCCTTGCCTTCGAGAGCGGAGGGAATGGCCAACAGAGGTCTTCACGCTTGACGAGAACTTCGACATCGTGGACCTTGTACCCCTCGATGGGCGTCTTGGAGAGCGTAGCAACGGTGGTCACAGAAGACCTCGAATCAACCGCCAGACCTCCGCTCCAATCCACCCCAGCGCAATAACCGCTACCCAACAGAACACCGCGAGGAGAACCACCACGAGCCCTTTGAACGGGAGGCTGGGCTCCATCTCCGGCTCCTCGGGAGCGGATAGCACGTCCTCGAAGTGACGGCGGGTGTTTTCGGCGGCGCCTGTGGCCTTCTCGAACGGGTCTCGACCTTGGGGACTATACGCCATGGGCCATTTCCTCCTTCATCATCCACGCGTGCATGTTGTAGGCGGTCGGTGAAACGTTAATCCACGGTTCGAGGGCGTGCTTCAGTTCCTTTGTGTCGATGCCGACCGGATAGATGCCGTTGACGTGGGCCTTCCACTTGCAGAGGATGGTCTCGAACTCCTGGAGCCCGAGGGAACGGTTGTTGGTTGGGGGAGCCTTGAGGTCAGAGAGATTCAGTTGAAGATGATCTACAGCCACGGTGTTCCAACCGTCTCGCCCATAGGATGAAATGGTTGACTTTTCTGCCCACATCTTTGCGGCTTCCGACGGAGAATCATAGAACATGTCCGCCTTCGAGAACTGCACTGGCACGTCGAACAACCGCTCCAACATGTCGGCTACCTTGAAGGCTATCCAAGGACCGAACTGGGGCCATACGGTGACGGCGTTTTTGACGTGCTGGTAGGTGACGGGCTCTTTCAACGATTCAAGGAGGAACACCGGCCGTTCGGGCTCGCTGTAGTAGGCTCGCATGAACCAGTCGACTGCCGCCACCGCTTTGTCCCCTCGAAAGTGTCGCCGCTCTCGACCTCGGGGCCACCGTCCTCCGACCGGGCTCTCACTCGTATTGTACGCGAACTGAAGCATGGGCCCCCAAAAATCGGGCTGCTCAGAAATCCACGAGGCAAGACCCGCGTGGTAGCACATCCAGTAGGCTAGGCACCAACGGCGGAGTTGATCGCGGTCCATTCCTGCGGCGTGGACCACGTTGTAGACCGGATCAAGGTCTCCGGCTTCGATCAGTTTCCGCCCGAACGTTTCGAGCGGTAGCACGTCATACTTGGGCGTCATTCGTTCGTCCTTTCTTTCGTTCGTTTATCAGTTGATCGATTATCTTCCCCAACGTCAATTCCTCGGGGCATTTCTTGCAGGGAACTCGATGCCCCCCGAGGCAATGAGGGTCTGGGCACTTGTTGAGACGGTTGCAGTCATTACATCGTTGCCAATGCATGTTACTTCTCCGTCACCACCAGCGTCTTCTCTTCGAACGGCAGCGGGTCTCCTCGGTTTTCCTCCGAGGTCGAAAGCTTCACCCCCGAGGTCTCAAGCTCCCCCGCCAGGAGCTTCCGGAGAATATCCGACATTGGCACGTTCCGCTCTCGGGCCAAGTCCTTCAGCGCTTGCTTCTCCTCTCGGGAGACCGTGAACCCGATGAATTCGTCGCCGGCATAGCTTGTCATCTGAATATCTCCACTTGATGTGTCATCGCAATCGTCTCGACGACTCCGTTGAAATCGAACCCTCGACTGACCCAGAGGAACGGATACTTGTCCCACTCCTTGATCCCCATCGGTGGAATGATCCGGGTCGACGTTCTGTCCGGGTCTCGGGCATCAAAGATGATGTAGTAGGCTCGATGGCACTGGGCGGAGAGCCGCTTCATCGTGAGTTCTTGAATCCCCGGGGATTCAAAATCTGGGTCGGCGTATTTGAACTCCCAAATGCTCGTGACGTTGTTCCCGGTGACCCAGAGGTCAGGGATACCGCTTTTGAACCGGTCTTGGAATGGGAGCCAGACCCACGAGGGTTGCGCCTGGCGTCCGAGTTCGATGACCTTGGCCTTGAGCTTGTTCTCGTTCCAGCGTGTGCGTCTCATTCATTCCTCCGGTCAATCGTTCTTTGAGTCACGCGTGCCCACGGTCTCGGAATCGAGGAGTATGCCGACCAGAGGTTCAGTCGACCATCGTCATTCCAATAGACCATTGGCTTATGATCCTCGGAGAGACAGACACCGCACCCGTCTCCGGGTTCGAGAGCGATATGGGGATGACGACGGCAGGGGATCATTCCCAAATCTCCTTATCTGGATATGGGTGTTTGACGTTACGTTTCTCCAGCTGTTTACGACGGTGTTCAAGGCAAAGAACAGACACTTTAACTTTACCTGATGCCGTTCGGTAAAAGTAAACGGAGTTATTACATAGTTCACACAACCCGTTTTCCTTTTGTCGTAATTGCCACCGTCGTTGCCGGGAAAGGACGTTCGTCATGCCGCCTCCGCCCAATTGTCCGCCTCGTTGACGTCCCACCGAATCGGAATCTTCAACTCTGGGAAGCTCTGCGCGTCGAGGACTTCCTGAACCTTCCGGAGCGTATCGGGCTCCCGCGCATCACCATCGACCTCGTCATGCAGGGTGACGCGCATCAGGAGTTGCGTCCACTCCCGAGCCTCATGGAGTTCCACGAGCTTTTGCTTATTGTAGTCAGCGGCTCCGCCCTGAATCACGCCGTTCAGCGCCTTGTGAATCCGCTGGCCATCCGGGAACCGCATCCGACGACCGAGGAGGGTGACGACGTAGCCTCGATGCTCGTACAACGAATGGAGCTTGTCCCAGGTCTTGCAATACTTCCCGCACTCGATTCGAGCGAGATGGGAGGCTTTCTTGATTAGTCCATCGACCTCAGGAAGCACCTGATTGTAGATGCGCTCTATCTCCTTGGCCTGCGAGAGTTGCGGGTTGTCGTAGTCCTTGTTGTCGCGGAAGGCCTGCGCCTCCGCATCCGTGATGTGCCCCATCATGAGCGCAAGCTTGATGACCTTGGCGCCGTAGATTTTGGCAAAGTTCGTATCTTTGGCGTCCTTGTACGTGAGGTCAGGCTTGAATGGCTTGAGCCGCTCCGCCATGTACTCGTGGAAGCTCAGGTCTGGGTTGTCCTTGTACGCTTGGATGACGGTCGGATTGTTCGCATACGAGGCGAACAGCCGGTATTCAATTTGCTTCGCATCGGCTGAGAGCCATTTCCCAGAACCGGGGATCATGAGCCGACGAATCAGATAGATATCATCGTCGTGGCTCGAATCCTTCTCATCAAACCCAAACGTTGTTCGTTGTTTCGAGACCTTCGGAATCTGCTGAATGTTGACCCCCACGCGTCCTCGGTCGTCCTTACAGATTTCGGTCGAGGAGAATCGACCCGAGACCGTGCCCGCCTCTCCGCTGTAGTCGGCATTCTCGTCCTTCTTCGCTCGCAGCTGATGGAGAGCGTAACGGAGGATACCATCTGGGCTGAGGACGTTGTAAATCTTGTCGAGGAGGCTCCGAATGTCGTCAAGCTTCACGGCTCGCAGGATGGTCTTCCCGATAGGATGCGGACAGGCCTTGAGAATTTTCCCGGTGAATGTCGGGCTCCCGGTCGGAAGATACGTCACCGGCAATCCGAGCTTCACCCAAAGCTTCTTCAGGTCTCTCGGAGAGTTCGGGTTCACCATGATGCCCGTCTCTCGATAGAGATCAAACAAGGTCTTCTCGTATTCCCGCTTGGACTGCGCACGCCATTGTTCGAGGAGCGGCACGTTGATGGGCACGCCGTTGCGCTCCATCTCGCAGACCGGGTAGATGACGCGGTCTTCCAGAGCCTTGACGCGGGTCAACCCTTCCGCCTCGATCATCGGCCGGAACTTCTCCTTGAGGAGCCCCACCAGGTGCACGTCTTGGCAGGCGTAGGCGGCAACCTCTCCGGCGTGGTAGTCGGCCATGCGAGTTTTGTCGAGCCCGGTATGCTTTTGCTCTCCGAGGTAGTCTTCAGCAATCGAGTTGAGCGACATCGACTGGCGGTGGTCGTCGAGGAGTGCGGCGTCATGGGCCACGTCCGAGACCGTACAGCCCTGCGCTTCGAGGTCGATTCCCCACGCTCGAAGCATGTGGATGTCGAACCGGGTGTTGAGGTTCGTGATCCGCTTCCCTCGAAGCTCCCGGCGTGCCCATTCTCGCACCACCGCTTCATCGAGGTTGCCACCGCCCTTGTGGCCCCAGGGGAGGTATTGGGTTCGACCCGAGGGCAGGCGGAGGGCAATCCCGATGGGACGGTCAGCCTCCCACCAGCGGAGCCCGGTCGTCTCCGTGTCGAGTTCGACCTCCGTGACCCGGGAGTCGAGGACGGGCGGAGCCTCCGGGCGCCACACGATGTCGCCTCGGTCCTCCCGGCGCAAGTCGTCGAGCATCGGACCCACCGGTGCGTTCGCTCTCGGTCGAGGACTCATCGGTACATCCTCCGGGCCACATCTCCGACTTGCAGGGGAGAGGCGGTGCCGCCTGCGAGGCGGTGTCGTGCCGCTCCCTCCCGAAAGTTCAAGTCCCAGGACCCATCCCCCACGTCGACCGTCTCTCCGCAGACCCGGCAGACGTATTGACCCTGGGCATCCTTTCGGACGAGGACACCTCGGCAGATGGCGTGGAGGAGGGGTGCCGGTTTACGTTTCACGTGGGCACCGCTCTCCTGCCTCGTGGATGATCGGGTTCATCAGTCGACCCTCGATGAGACTGCACCGGTAGCACGCGATTCGGTGCAATACGTTTTCGAGGGCTCGCAACTCCGGGTCAACCGGAGGAAGCTCGAACGTCAGCCGGAGGTTTGGGAACTGGGGGCAGTGCTTCTCGTGCTGGACGAGCCCTTGCGCCCGTTCGATATTGCAGCATGGTGGAGGAGCCGGCAAGAGTTCATCCGGAGGTTCGAGCGGCCCACACCACACGACTCCCGGCGTGGAGTCGTAGTCGGAGAGGTCGGCATCGGAATCCGTGCCGGTGAAGAGGACGGCGGTATAGTCCTCGATGTCGAACCGAGGGTCACCCTGCACCGCCTTGAGTTCGACGATGCGTGGCCCTTCTCCGTCTTGGAGGTCCACCCAGTAGTAGCCGGGAGTCATACGCAAACGGTCTTCGTGACCGCTCCGTTGGCGTGGAACCGCTGGACGCCGATAGCCTGTTCCCAGGTTCCATTCGTATGGATGGTGCCGTAGCGGAGGATGAAGGAACCATCCGGCTGATGCGAGAGGTCGACCCAGTGACCGGTAGCAAGGAGGTTCTTGGCGACCTGGGCCGCGTGTTCGAACGTCGTGTACGGAGTTTGGTTGGCCATGCCCCGGAGGATAGCCGAAATTTAATCCGGAGTCTACAAAAATTTTAAGCCACCCGGGGTGGCCGTCTAGAGCCCGAGAAGCGGCCGGAGGGGGGAGGTCCAGGTCCCAGGCAACGACGTCACCGGAGCGTCAATCTCGCCACTCTCCGCAGCATCTCCGGTTCCGCACGCGATCAACTCTCCGTCGAGGTCGACCACGAGGAGGAGCCGCGCCACGGTCTCTCCATCGAGCACCACGGAGTAGTAGCCGGGAAGGGTCGGAGCCGAAGTTGATTTCGTCATAGGAAGATGATACGATGAATTGCCGATCGGATCAATAAAAATCGACCCATCGACCAAAATATTTGGAGATGAAAAAACACCCCCGAGACCGTGAAATCTCGGGGGTGTCCTCGAACCCTCGACGGAGGGTGGGAGCGTTACTCGACGGGCTGTGCCGTTTCGGCGGGAGCCTCCGGGGTGATCCCGGCCTTGGCGAGGAGCTTCGCAGCGGAGGCTTCCTGTTTCGCGATGCGCGCCTGCGCCTTGGCCAGACGGTCCTTGGACTTCTGGAGCTTCTCCTGCGCCTTGGCAATCGCCTCGGGGGAAGCGGAGCGGCCACCGCCGACCTTGGCGGAGCCGGGTGCCGCGAGCACGCCGTCAGCGAACGTGATGTCGACGGAATCCGGAGGCGTCACGCCCTCGGCAAACAGCGACTTCGGGAAGCGAACGTTGGCGATGTACCCTTCGGCGGAGTAGAGGGTGTTGCCGCCCTTGTTGGTGCGGTTCTTCTTGAACGTGATCGTGGCCATGGTCGTCTGTCCTTCTGCCGTCTGGGACGGCGTAGCGGGAGTTGAGGTCGGCTCCGAGCTTACCGGAGCGGAGGTCGAGGAGGCAACGGGATTCTGCGCGGGTCTCGGGTCGCTGATGCTACGGACGTTCGAACGACGGGTGGCGGGAGCGGAGGTCGGAGTTTTCTTTGCCATTTTCGGTCTCCCTTTCTGGGATTAAAACGCGGTCACGAGAACCATAGTTGAACGATTCGACGAAGTCAAGCACGAATTTCAAAAATTGTTTTCGTCCTTCACGACCGGGGGAAACGGCGGGAGGTCGACCACGAAGACACCGTGATCCGGCTGGCTCCCGGGCTCCTCGGGCTGTCCGACTGGGGTGGGCTGGCCCTCGGGCTGGCCCTCGACGACCGATGCCACCTTGAGCTGGAGGTCCAGCGCGTTGGCCGCGTCGAGGAGGACTCGCGCAAGCTCCCGGGCGGCATCCCTGCACTCGGCACCGTAGCCGGGAAGGTACACCGTCACGTCATCCCCGAGGTCGAGGGTGACGAACGTGGACTGCCCTGGCCCTTCTCCGAGGATGCGAGCCTTGGGCTTGAACTCCTCGACGTTGCGGGAGGGGAGTGAAATCGTGGTTCGCGTATACATCATCTCCGTCCTTTTACTACTGCGCCGAGTGCAGGGCATCGAGCACGTGGGAGAGCGGCGCGAACTCTCCGTGTGCGACTGCGAAGACGAACCCGACGATGAAGAGAACGAGAGCGATGAGGAGCCGCTGTTCGTAGGCTCCGATTTCGGCGTTGACGAGGAACTTCATCACTTTTCTCCTTTCGAACGTTCGACGTAAGAATCACCGTGATAGGTGCCGTTGAAGACCATCTCTTGATGTTGATGACAGAAGAGACGCCAGTGCGGGTTCCCTCGATAGCCTTCATCACGAGCACGACCGCACTGGGCGAGACTTCCGTCACGGAGACGGATACGTGCTTGGCATCGTCTCGAAGGATGTGCGTCTCGGAAGGCCATCACGACCTCCGGTATCCCGGGCAGAAGACGCACCGGCAAACCTCTGCGCGGCCGTGCCCGGTCTCGAAAAACTCCGACCCACGATACACGGCGTCAAGATGCACGCCGTCAGCTTGCCAGTTCGGAAGACGAACGGTGTACCGCCAGAGGCTGGGGTCCATCTCGTCTCCGAGGATGGTCTTGGTCTCGACCGTGATGATGCGCCCGAGAGCGGTGCGCGCCATGTCGGTGAGGAGAACGGATTGACCCACGCGAAACTTCTTCATGATGCCTCCTTAGTAGGCAGCTGCGGTCGGCTTGAAGCCTTCCTTGTCCTTGGCGTCGACCGGGAGGAGCGGCATCCGCTTCCAGGTCGTGACCCGTTCGGTCTGCCAGGCGATATACCGCTTGAGGGAGTCGACCTCGTGCTGGAGCCAGTCAGCGTATTCCCGGTTGCGACGGGCGCAGACGGTTTCGAGCGTGTCGTTGTAGTCCGCAGAGACCTCGGTGCGCTCGACCGGCTGGACCTCGTATCCTCGAAGTTCGTTGCGGCCCCAGCGGGTGTCTCCGGTTCTCCAGAACTTCCCATAGCTGCGGCCGCTGCCGTCGGAGAACGGGATGCGCTCCTCGGTGATCTCGACCTCGCGCCACTCCCGCGTGTAGCACCCGTAGTGCCGAGGGTCTGCGAGGCGGATGTGGACGTAGGCTTTGCCCTCGGTTGGCGCCTCCCGGAGCTTGCTCTGGAATGCCTTGACGTCGAAGAGACTGTCGCGTGCAGACTCGATGAACGACTTGACGAGGTCGCAGGACTCCTCGAACGGAAGCTCTCCGGAGCCGACGCACACGCCGGAGAAGAACCCGTAGGC